CCGCCTCCTTTCTGAGTATCGCATATGACCTTCCGCCTCATCGTCAACGGTCGGCCCAAGCGAATCCCCAAGAACCGACAGATCAGGCGGATGGCCAAGAATGTGCAGGTGGGCGACTTGCTGTGGGGCGACCCTTTCGCCAAGGTAACCCACATCACCGAAGAAGGCAGCGGAGCGGCCTACTGCTTCTGGCTGGCTAACGGCGAGCGTAGAACTTTCACTGCGGAATGGTTTCTCAAACTCTATCGGAGACAGGCATGAGTCACGTTATCAAGGGCACCGGTCGCGACGGATCGGTCTGCTACGTCGGCCAAGCGGATCGCGGCATCTTCATGGTAGACACACCAACGGCAGCCATACGCGGCCCGAAGATGAACTGGTTGCGGGAAGCCGCCGCCGAGAAGTGGCCCGGTCTGACATGGACCATCGAGGCCGTCGAACCCCGGATCAAGAAGTCCACGGGCGACTCGATCAAGGGGCGGGCACTCATGCCGCTGCCGGCCCGTGGCGTCCGGGTCATCCGCAGCCACCGGGGGATGATGTGAGCGATTCAGAATTACTGAAGGTGATGAAGCAGGCCGAGCGGAGGGGAGCCGGCGACCACGAGCTTCTCTCCGACTTCGGCTGGAAGCTACGCCAGCCATCGTCCCGCTACTGCCTTGACTCCTGCACTACGGCCTCCGAATACTGGAGGAAGTACGGCAACCAACTGTGGAAGTGGGTCTACCTCGACCTGAAGAAGAGGGAACGCCGGCACCCCGAGCAGCTTGGAGCGGGCGAGCGGATTCCCCAACCGCCGGGCGAGGAGCCGTTCGACTACGAGGGCGCGAAAAAGTTGCTGCTTTCTGCCCTACCGGCCTTATCGGATGTGAACCGGACCGCTATACTAAAGAGCATGGCGGGAGAAAGACTGACTGCGGCCGAGAGCATGGGGCGAACTCGGGCCGTGAGAATCCTAAGGGAGCGACTATCATGCACTTTTCAGGAAACCTGAAGGAGAACACCGTCGGCCTGTTCGCCACCATCAGCAAGATGATGCGACGGGACAACCGCCTCCGGGAACTGGTCCACGAGGCGGGCGGTAGTCACAACCTCTGCGGCGACGAAGTGGTTGTGGAGGGGATCACCCCGGAACAGTACGTCGCAATTAACACCCAACTGGACAAGGAGTTTCCGTTATGAATCGCGAACTGATGCTGAAGGTGGCCGACGTGATCGAGAAGGAACCCCATCGGTACGAGCAGGGCTGCTGGATGAACAACCGGCACACTCTCAACAACCCGAAGATCACCAAGGAGGACTACAACCTGTGCGGCACCCAGTGTTGCATCGCCGGCCACGCGGTACTTCAGAGCGTCCTCGCGGGCACCCGCCCAGAGAACCGCGACATCTACAAAGCGAACAGCCCTTTCTTCGATTGGGTTGAGGAGGCGTCGAAAGACCTCGGGATCACGGAAGATGTCGCCAGCCTCCTCTTCGATGCCGACTTCGAGCCTACCATCCCGGTGCCCGAACTCCTGCGGAAGCTGGCGAACCATTCCGATCCCGAACGGCAACTGGAGATTCTGGAGACCTATGCGTAGTCTCATCGTCGTCTGGGGGATGCTGGGTCTCATCATTGTGGCCCAGACCCTCTTAACAGATTGGCACGATGCGACCGAGCGGTGGCTGAATCGTGCCGTCTGGTTCTTCTGGTTACTGACGTGGGTCGTTATCGTTTCCACGAAGTGACGAGCGGGTTGGTCGTATGGTTCTGCGGGGTCACCGTCGAGACCTTGACGATTGGCGTGAAGTCGGCGGTCGGCGGATACTTCAACGCTTCGGCTGCCCCGGTCGCCATGCACACCGCACGGTCATCGTGGCAGTCCTTCGTGTTCTCGAAGCGGTAACCCAGCCGGTTGTACTTGGTCACGAGGTTCTTCAGTTCCGTTACGAAATCGTCGGGCACCACCTTCGACTGGTTGACCTCGGGCGGCACCCACAGGCGGTGTTCGGCCACCAAGGTGCGGAGCAGGGTCGCCATCGTCTTCGCGGCGGCTCCCCCTCGCGGCTCGATACGCACGACATTCCAGCCCATCCGCTCCCACTTCTGGCAGGAGTTCACCATCTGGTACGGGTCGCTCGTGACGGCCTTTGGCTTGTAGAGGGCGTACATCTGTTCAACGTAGGCCTCGATCTCGCTGATCTGCACCTCGCCGGCCAGACCCTTCGACTTGTCCCCCTGCCAGACTCGGATACGGTCGGCAATGATGTTCCCAGCGGCGTCCCGGTGCTTCACGGTCACGCAGGTCCGGTCCTTGTAAGGTCCATAGTCCACCGAGATAACGTAGTAGAAGCCACCGACGGGCGTCAGGTGCGGGCGGACATCCGGGCGGACGATCAGGACCACGTCGAGGCTATTCAGGAATTCTGAGGCGACTGCCATGTTGACCCACTTGTTGCGGAACACCCGGTCGGCCTCGATGGCGGGGATGCTCTTGGAGAGGTCGGCAATGATCTCGGGCGACATCCACGAGGCGATGGTCCCTTCCTTGCCGTCGTTGTCCCATACCTTCCACAGCTTCGAGTTCTTCGCGTGTTGGTAAACGTACTTGTCCTGCCACGACTCCTTGATGCCCGCGTTCATAATCTGGACGACCACGGTGCCCGGCAGCTTCGCGGTCCCGGTCATCACGGCGTCGTATACGTCATTGACCCGGTCCTCCCGTTTGCAGGAGTCCGGCCAGTGAGTGACCTCGTCGAGGATATAAAGGTTGCTCGTGAAGCCATAGCTCCCACCCGCGTCCGCCGGCACCACCTCGACGACGCCCGACGGCCCGGTGATCTTGCCGCCCTTCTGGAAGCTGAGGTGTGGGGTCAGCCACGGGTTCAGCTTCGACTCCTCCTCCATCTTCTGGTAGACCAGCATCCCTTGGTCCCAGTCGGCCGCTACGATCTTGCCGTCGATGGCCGTGCGGCTGTAACATAGCAGGAAGTTGGCGATGCGGGCTTCGAGGCTTGACTTGTCGTGGCCACGCGGTAGCACGGTCAGGAACCGACGGATGGTGTCTTCGTTGTACGGTGCGAAGCCGGCGAGTTGCTGGATGGCGTCGAACTTCATCCGCACGATGTCCCACTGCCACGGCTCCGCGACCTCGGCGAATCGGGCAGGCTCGGGACGCTTGTTGATGACCACGGTGTCCAAGAACGACCCGAAGCCGTGCGTGCGACAGTAGTAATCATTCAGGGCGTATTGGGCTTTCAGGTTTGCGATCATACCCTATAATCCCGTCGGCCGTTTCTTCGGTGCATTGCATGTAATGGGGTTGCCCTCCGCTCTCCCATGACAGGCTGAAATTGAACGGGTAAGGGCAGTCCGGCTCGGACCACTTGTGGAGGAACTTGGCGTCCGGGTACATGCCGAAGAAACGGGCGGGCGGCGTCTTGCTCATCGGGCTACCTCTTGTGAAAACAGCCACCTCAGTATTCCTGAGGTGGCTGTGAATTTCCGCGGAATCCGGGTTAATCCTTGAGGCCGTTCGTCACCGGCGTCTTGTAGTGAGTCTCCACCTTCGCCGTCGGGACCACGCTGCCATCCGGGAGGGTAATGACGATCTCGGGAATCTTCACCGGGCCGAGGGCGACCTTCAGCGTCACCACCGACGACAGCAGGACCGAGAGGACGCCCACGCCGATGGTCACGTTCTTCCAGTGCGTGCGGACCTTCTGCCAGAACGAGGCGAGGCGACCGACCGGCGGCTCCTCGGGCAGCGGCTCGATCACCGGGATTACGGCCGCGTCCACGATCTCCTTGACCTGCTCGCGGGTGTAGAGCTTTTCGCCGGTCGGCGTCTTCTCCACGGGCCGTTCGGTGACGACGAGCGTCGCGAAGAACTGCTCGGCCCCCGTCTGGCTGTTGAACTGGAACGAGTAGGCCGTGTCGTCCGTCTCGATGGACACGGCCCAGATGCCGTTCGAGTCCTCGGGCGGGTAAACCTTCGCCACCCGGATGCTGGAGAGAATCTCCTTGGATACCTTCGGTTGCATTACTGTCCTTTCACTGCGAAGTGATCCTTCCGCTGGTTCGCCGAGAAAGTTCGGGAATACAGCTTGTAGCCACTGGCCACGAGGAAGGCTAATTGATACGGATTGTTCACCGCCACATTGAGGTACACACACTTATCCCCCACGGACAGCTTCGTGGCCTTCTCGCCGCCCAAAGTTTCCCACAGGCACCGAATGGCACCCGCACGGGACACCGGGGAACGAGCGGACGCACTCTGAAGCTCGTCGGGAATAATTGCGTGTTCGAGGGCACTGTAGTGAACCGTCTGGCCGTTCATGGCGTGATTGGCCTTGTGCTTCGGCCAGACCACATCCGGGTTGGCGAACTTATACTCCTTGGGCGTCAGGATGTCGCTGACAGGCACCGAGACCAGACGCCCGGCTTCCCGAACGTGGAAGATGTTCTCCTTCTGGAAGCCGACGATCCTCTCGGTTCCCGAAGCCACGAGAACGTGATGCTGGACGGGAACCCGTGTGTAACCGCCACGGCGTTCGTCGGGCAGGATCAGTTGCCCGTCGATGAAGTTCAGGTCCACCTTGATCTTCTCGAATTCTTCGAAGGTCGCCGGAGGTGCGAAGACGGTGAAGAACTGGGGCGGCGGTGCCCATTCGAAACCCATCGGTTTGAACTTCATCACAAACTCGTTGGCCTCCTCACGCCACTCGTAGCCGTGTTCGACCTTGTAGAGGAAGTCCACGGGGTCCGCCCGGTAGTAGTCCTCGCGGCTGGTGATGGGGGCGAAGGTGCAGGTGTCCTTGTCCGTCGAGACGGTGCCCTTCAGTTTTCCTGACTTGTCGTAGAGTTTTAGCATGGTAATCCGTCGATTCTCACTTTTGGGAATGATTTTGTTGATTTTCTCAGTTTTGAGAATGCTCCTATTCTTTCACACGGACAAATGTCGGTGTGTTCAAACGACGGTAGCACTCACATACGACCTTGGACTCGTGCAAGCTGTAGAACCGCAACGCCCGGTCCCACGGCATGTCCAGTTCGAACTCAATGTCCAACTGGTCGAGCGTCTTCACCTTCGGCAGTTCGCCCAACAGGTTCGTCAGTTCCGTCGAGCCGTGCCACAGTTGCCCATCGTGACCGCCAAGGATCAACTGGGCGTGTTCCGGTGTGGCATGGTGGGCATACCGCATGAACCCTTCGCCCTCGAACTCCAACAGGAAGAACGGGCTGTCGGTCGCCTTCTGCTGGCCGTACAGGCGGAAGCTCATGTTGCGGGGCGTGGTCAATTGGAAGACCGAGTTCATCTTCTCCATGAACTTACGGAATCGGATCGCGAAGTCAAGGGCCACGTCGCCGGCACCGTTCAGCGTGCGGTGGGCACCGATGCGAGAGTCGATGCTTGGGCAATCGCCGGTACGATGCTGCCACCACGAGTGGACGATTCCGGCAACGCTGTTTGGGGCACTCGCAACCCGTGGAGCTTCACCATTGCCGCTACAGCTTGTTCCGACATCGAGGATTCGTCTTCGACGTTCCACGGTGTTCCCGCCTTCCCTAATGAGTTTACGATGGTTCCGTCGATCTTCTGAGAGACGACCGCGATGGCCGTCATCACCTTTATGCTATCGAGCCACGAGTTATAGTCGAGGGGATTCTCCGCAGAAGCGGAAGCCACCCATGCCTCGACTTGCGTCTTGACTTGGCGATAGAGGTTCTCCATCCTCATCTGCCAAGCGGTCCACCGATCCTGCATATCCGTCTTCAGGTTCGAGCGGGCCTCTTTGTAGAAATCTCGCAGCACGTTCTGTACATGGGCGAGGCTGCACCGGGTCTCGTCCGCGATCTCTTGCTGGGGCCATGCGTCGATGGTGGCCAGCTTGATGATGTTGTAGTCCCGAACGACACTCATGTTGTCCGGGTGGTTTGCCGCCAAGCGTCGGTCGTCTTCTCGGGTAGCTACGTTTGCAGGCATGGGGACTCCACTGGTGCCGGTCGGGTCGGTAGGTCGCCCCATCGGTAAACGTCGTCGTACACTTCACCGCACTTGGGACATTTATGGGCCATGTGGCTACCGCAGTCCTCGCAGAAGGTTTCAGCCTCGACCCATCCATCCTCGTGGGTCCACGTCAGGCACTCTTTGCACTGCATCTCTTCACTGGCGGGCATTGACCGGTTCCCCTTGGAGAGCTACGGCCCGCACCGCCCACATCGCGGCAGTCTCCAGATTGGTGTGAGCCACCGAGCGTTCCCGCGAAGTCATGCACTCGGCGTCAATCAGGTCCGCGAGGTTGCTGAAGGCTTCCCGGAGTTTCTGAATGCCAGAGCGGTGGCCGTCGTTGAGTAGGTGGACGGCATACTCTTTGCGAACTGTCATCGAAGGACTCCGATGAGCCACCTCAGGAATCCTGAGGTGGCTCCTTTTGTTAGATGAGCAGGCCGAGGAGAATCTTGAGCAGCATCTGGCCGAGGTCGCTCTTGAAGAACTCGATGAAGCCGTCGAGGAACTTCCCGTTGACCGTGTAGATGCCCGCCTTCGACATGGCCGCGACGATCTCGTTGTCGTCGAACCAAAAGGCGACCCACCGGCCGCGAATCTGGCCGAGTTCGGCGATCAGGAGCTTGCGGACTTCCTGCCGGGCGGCTTTGAACAACAGCGGGTTGTGGGTGGTCTCGGATGCGGCTCCGAACCATGTGGCCTGAACCACTTCGTAGGACTGGGTACTCATGTCATCTTCTCCGTCTGGGGGTTCCGCCAAGAGTTCGAGGTATTCCCGTTCCGCTACCGTCTTGGCTTCGGCGAGCGTTGGGAAGATTCGCACGCCGGCCGCTAGTAGCCGAAAGCTACCGTCGGGCACTTCGTAAATCTGGTAGAAGCCCGTCCCCAGAAAGTGGGTGCGGCGGGCTGCGTCATACTGCCATAACTCGTCGGGCGATTTTCTGCACATGGCTTTCGGTGATCCCCAAGGCTTCCGCGATGTCCGGGACTAGCTCACCCGCCACCAGTCGCCGGACGACTGAACTGGCACGCGGGGTTAATTCTTGGCAGACCGCATCGACCCAGTCTCCATCCGGGCGGCTCGTGGGCACGGTGGCCGGATCGGGCGACTCGCAGTACAATGGGTCGCCGAGGTCGCTGATGTTCCCTTGGGCCGGGCAGAGGCCCCGTTTCTGCCGTGTCAGTTCGGTGTCGATCAGGTTGCGGACGTGGCTGTTGAGCCGGCCGAACAACCATCCCCACCACGAGAACGCGAGAGCCATCTCTTCCTTCTTGCCCTCGGGCGAGGCTTCCCATTCCTTGATGGCGGTGGCACAGGATTCCCGACTGTACCCAACGGCCCACACTTCGAGGACTCCATCATCGGCATTCTTGCCCGAGCGGATGATGGTCGTCGTACCGTCCACGATACTCGGCACGATCCGGTAGCCGAGAATCTTCCCCTTGGCAGGTTCGTGCGGCTGGCCCTCGTGGAGCAGCTTCAGGCCGTGGGCGTAGGCTTCCCCGAAGAGGTCGCCTTCCTCATAGAAACCGTGAAGCTGGTTGCCGATTCGGTTCTTGTTTGTTTTTGCGACTGCCTCGGACGCCTTGAGCAGCAGCGATTCGGTAAACACCTTTCGAGTCCTTTTCCCTGCCACAGGTTAGAACGGAGAGCAATTCGTATTCTTCACGAGCGAGGAGTTTCTTGGGATCGAGCGAGACTTTGTTGGTGCGATAGTAGGTGGTTAAGGAATTCAGGGCCGCTACGATCTCATCCTTGGTGAGGTCTTCGAGCGTGCGGAAGTCGAGGGCGAGTGCCTCATCGCTCCGGCGTTCGATTACGGGGACCAGTACGGCCGGTCGCCACGTTCCCCCTTGACGATAGATGCCGAAGACGTTGAAGGTTGAATCGGTCAGCATCCGGTTGATGAGGGCCACCGAGTAGCCGAGGTTCTTGCGAACGAGGGCTACGTCGGTGGAGTCGAGCTTCTTGGCCGTGAACATCACAGACTCCGTTGGCAGCACTTCTTGAACTTGCGTCCCGATTCACAGGGACACTTCTCGTTGCGGCCGATCTGGGCACCGGGGTTGCGGATGGGTCGCAGGCCAAGTGCGGCGACCTCTTGTTTGCTGAGGAGGCGGTCGGGTTCTCGACGCCTCTTGACCGTCACTTCGCGAATCTCGATGTCGATGGAGACCTCCTAACGTCGTGGCGGCTGTGCGTAGGGGCACTGGCCGTTGGGACAGGATGGGGCGGGCGTAAAGTAATACTGAATGGGCGGGGGCACGGAGTCGATCTTGACGCCGTTGGCCACGTCCTTGGCGACCTTGCGGCAGGCGGACTGGGCCGTGGCGTAGTCGAAGTCGGCGGTGATGGGCACCTTGTATTCCTGGCCCTTGATCGTGAAGACGTGCTGACCGGCTTCGGTGCGGTAGGTTTCGACATCGGCCGGCTTGGGCTTCGCATCGGCGGCGAACGCGGACATCGAGAGGGCTGCGAGGGCGACGAAGGCCACCAGCAGGACTGCGAGCTTCTTCATGGACAACCATCCTTTCAAGGAGACAGGGTTGAGACAACTATAATATACCTCGGAGACACCGGTTTGCCCTTGGTGATCCAAAAATAATTCGGAGCAGTTGGGGTGGTGGCCGGGGAAACTTTCCTATAAAATCGCTGCTAATACCCTTTTATAAAACTCTCTAACTTTTTAAGGGATAGAGTAGATAGCTGCTCCGAATTATTTCCGAGACCATTCGCTTGGAAACAAGGGGTTTTCATGTTTCCGGCATCAAAATTCGGAGCAGTTCACAGATTGGCCCGGATTGTGCATTCGCTCGTAAGTGAGGTGGCAGATGAAATTCGTTACGCTCGGCCCAAAGTCATGCCGGACAGAAATAGTCCCGCTTGGGCAGACTGGTGGGGTTGTGGTAAGTCGGGGGGACTGGGAGAAGGGGCTGCAATGGGGTGGCCACTGGATGGAGGGGGTTTGGTGGACATGGGAGCAGTTGACCGCTCGTTCGGCCCGTTCGGCTGGGAACCGCTCCTCGGCCATCGGGGAAGCCCAAGCCCGCCTAATCCGCCGTTTGCGGTACGTCGAGGGCCAGACTTATGACAGAATCGTCGCCGACACACACCAGTCGTATATTATAGTCCGACGGGTGTGCTCCGGGCACTCTTACTGGTGGGCTGGATGGGACCACAATGATTCTTATTATCGGAGGGCTGCTCTATGTTGTATGCCGTCATCTTCTGCTGGCTCGTAGTAACGGACGCCCCGGTAAGGCTCGACGCTCCCGCCTTCGCCGAACGCCGGGCAGCCCAGAAGTCCGCACGCCATCGCCCCCTCTACTCGCTTGGAGTGCATCTGACCACCACGAGTGTTGAGGAAGCCGCCGCGACCGAGTCTAATAAGTACCTGAAGGACTACCATCGGCTGCGGTTGATCGCCAAGTACGCTGTGGGTCTGGATGCTTTGCACAACGAGCGGCTGAAGGAGTTAGCTCCTTACTCCTACGAACTACGTTATCTCATGGTCGTGCTGATTGAGTCCCGGTACGACTGGCAGGGAGAGAAAATGGCGACCGATTGGGAGGAAGTGCGGAACAACTTCCTCGGGGATGGTTCCATGTCTTGGAGGGGTTGGGACTGCTACTTGCATGGAATATCGCCGGAGTGGGAGTGGACCTGCGATCAGTATTCCTTAATGAGGAGGGGAAAGCGATGAGTAGGGCATTTATGACCGGTAGCCGAGTGTACGGGACGCCGAAACCCGACAGCGACTACGACTTGGTGGTTGACATCGACCCCGAGACGGCCAAGGACATTCGTAAAGCGGCGGGGGTGAAAGAGGGGGAACCGGTTCGCTTCGGGGCACTCAACCTCATCCTGACCACGAGCGAGGCCGAGTACGACGCATGGTTGGACGCTACGGCCGAGTGCGTGGATCGCCGCAACAGCAAAGGCCCACTGACGCGGGATGAGGCCATCGCCATCCACCGACAGGTTCGAACCGAGAGGAAGGTGCTGCATGGCAACCCAAGCTAAGATCGACTACAGCTTTCAGGAAACCCGAGGGGTTGATGTAGCCTCGAAGGTGGTCGAGGGGGAGGCACCGTGCGAACTCATGGTATCGCCCACGGGCACCGGCAAGACCGTGATGCAGGCGAAGGTGATGAAGAAGTACCGGGGTAAGATTCTCCAAATCGTGCCGACGCTGGAGATCGCCCGTGGATTCATGGATGATGTGTGCCTGAACTTGCCGCGAACCGGGACCGAGCGGGATCGTGAGGTGCTGGAAGCCCACAACGTCTGGACGGTCAAGAAGTTGAAGAACCGGTTGTCCGCCGGGGACTTCGACATCGGGCCATTCAAGTGCCTACAGATCGACGAGGCCCACCACAGCACCGACGATACCCACCGGCTGGTCGATGCACACCTCGGGCGGATGCCGCGTCTGGGGTGGACCGGGACGCACTACCGGGGCACGGCCATTGGCACCGGGCAGTTGCTGGAGTTCTGGCAGGGGCGGGTCCATCACGTCCTCAGGATTCCTGAAGCCATCGCGATGGGGGTGATGACGCTGCCTACCATTACGATGTGGCCGTTGGTCGATGACGAGATCGTGAACGTTACGTCGGGCGAGTTTCAGGTCTCCAGTGTCGAGGCCCACACCAAGGACGTGCTGCAAGAAGTGGTCGAGCGTTGCCGGCAGTTCTGGGTGGCCGATGTAGGACTCTGGGACAAGCCGACGATGATCGCGGTGCCGGGAGTGGCTACTGCGAACGAACTGGCTGCCAAGTTTGCCATCGCCGACCTGCCTGCACGGGTAGTCATCGGGGAGACGAAGGACACGGTTCGCGAGGATGTCTTCAAGCTGCTGAAGGCTTCCAAGGTCATCCTGATTCAGGTGGCCGTGGTGACGGAGGGAGTGAACATCCCGGAACTGGGGCGGCTCATCGACCTCGATCCGACCATGTCCCCCGTGAAGTGTATGCAGCGGGTGGGTCGTATCTGCCGTCCGAAACTCTATTCCCCGGAGTGGGTAGTATGCAATCACAACCTCTTACGCCACGGGTACTTGTGGGAGGGATGTATTCCGCCCGCAGCGTTCATTGCGGCGAAATCTGCTTGGAGTGCCGACTTCAAGCCATCCAAGCGACTTGCAATACGAGCGGTCCGTGGCGACTTGAAGACTTTGGGCCGCTTTACGCCAGCGTCAGTCCCATTGGCGGACGGGATGCCGTGCTGGTTGTATTGCTTCTCCGTGAATGAGGGCTTCCAATCGACCCAGTACGCGGTGATTGTGAAGCCAGATCGACCGGAGCCGATTCTGGCCGAGCGGAAGGTTCCCCTGAAGGAAGAGGACGGGCGGATGGTCAAGGACTTCAGCCAGAAGCCCAAGTGGCGGAAGGTGCGGTCGCTGCCCGATGTGAAGGGCGGTATCTCCATCCCCGCGAATCCCATCAGTCCGCCGATGGAAGCGTGGTGGGACCGTTCGCACAAGTTCCTCGGCCTGAAGTCCCGTGCGGAGTGCCAGCCGGACGCCCGCGAGTTTCAGATTCTCCCGATCCTCAGTAACCTCGACCTACCGAAGAAGGACCGACTTTGCTGATCGGTCGTATATTATAGGGTAGGAGGGAGATTGCATGGCCACGGTATTTGATTTGGAGCCGCAAAGTCGGAAGCTGCAAGCGGACCCAGATGAAGGGACGACGATCAGTTTCCGAAAGGTGACGGCCGGCAACAGGTGCCCAAACTGTTCGAATGCTGGTAACTGGCGGCGGGGCGTGGGGTTCGAGCATGAGAAAATATGCCTCGCCTGTAACCTCGTGTGGGAGCCGGGTGAAAAGTACCACCTAATCTCCATCAACCGCGATGTATGAATTTAAGTGGGTGAACGTTGGCGGTTACTATGTACAGATCAATATGCCTTGTGGTCGCATGTGGAGACTGAAGTACCGCACCGACGGACTCTGGCAATATGCAGACCACCTCTTCATTGATGTTGAGGAGGGTAAGAGATTCGTCGAGAAACTGGCAAGGGCTGCCACACTCGAAACATTCAACAACATCATCGAATCAGGAATACTGACATGAAGGGTTTGACTTTCTATAACGTTTACTGGTGGCCCGAGGCTTCCGTGCCCGTGCAGGCCCCGGTGTGCCCCAAGTGTCTCAACAGCGGCTGGTTCGTACTGACGCGGAAGGTCGATGGTGCCTGCTCATGTTGCAGCGGCCACCAGACTTCCGACAAGGTGCCCTACGGCCCGTTTCCCGGCATGGTGGCGATGCTGGAGGCCCTCATGGAACAGTGGGGCGACGAACTCCACCCGGAGATGATGGCCTACTACAAGAAGCACAAGGGCGTCGTCGGTCCCAACAGCGAGTGGGTCGGCGAGGAGAAGGAACGGGCGGAATTCCTGCTGAAGTACGAGGGCAAGGAAGGGCCGTTCGAGGGCGACTACGGCGAGTCGTGGAAGTACAAGTTCCTCCACGAAGGCAAGAACGTCGTCATCTGGTTCACGAAGGCCTGCGATTGGCTGGACCGAGCGGCCGACGGTTCCGAGTTTCGCGTGAAGGCTACCCCGACGAAGCAGTACGAGTTCAAGGGCATCAAGGAGACCAAGGTCAACCGCATGAAGCTGTTAACCGAGGAGGATGACTGAGATGCAGTGCAAGGACATACCAGACTCAGTTTTCCTGAAAGCCGTCTGGGATACTCCGGGTGCTTGGGAGAATGGCGGCGAAGATGTGTGGCGGATGGAGTGGGAGGTGAGGAAGACCCTCGATGTAGTCATACCCAACATCCCCGACAGGCTGTTCCGGGCGAAAGCAAGAAGGCTGATCGAACGTGATTTGCTGGATGGCTGTGCGTGCGGCTGCCGTGGGGACTACTATCTCACTGAGGCCGGTAAAAATCTCATAAAATCCATGATTATCTAGTAGGTGCCCCGATAACTCATGGATATATCAACGTGGAAATCAAGCCCGCCCAGTTCGCAACACCCGAGTTCCCGATCCGGGCTTCATCGCTCCCCGGTCTCGTGCAGTGCATGGGGTCGGTGTTGATGGACCCGGTGATCTGGGAGCAGCAAATTGTGAATGACGAGGAAGATGGCAGCGGGATGGCAGCCCAGACCGGCAGCCTCGTTCACGCAGCCGCCGACATATACCACCGCTTACAGGGGGCGAGCGAACTTCAACGAACGGAGGCCGGACTCGCTGCCCTCGAAGATGCCCGGAAGAAGTTTCCTCAAGGACGTGCGGACAAAGCGGAGAAGCAATTCCGCCTCTACGCCGCCGACCCGGATAACCTTGACGCGAACGTGATCCACAACGAGAGCAGGGTCACGTTCGAGATTCCGTGTGCCTCGTTCGACCCCACACAGCGGCCGGTCTACATCCACGGCACACTCGATCAAGTGCGGCTGGAGAAAGACGGGCGGCGGACCCTCTGGGACATCAAGACCGGGGAGTTTTACTACGGGAAAAAGGCCCTCGACCACTACCTGCTCCAACAAGCGGCCTACGTCATCGGTGCCCGTTCGACCTACCAAGAGGACATTGAGCCGGGCGGACTGATCTGCACCTACGGCTACGTTAAGAAGCCAGCGGGTCAGGTTTTCTGGGCACACCAGTGGAACACCGAAGATGCCGCGAGCATCCTGTTCCCGGTCGTGGTGAACGTGGCTGCCGCCCGGTCGGGTAAGACCATCCTGAATCCGGGTGATCGTTGCAAGTGGTGCGTCCACAAGAACCAAACCAACTGCCGGATGGTCGCGAGGAGTTTCAACCTACTATGACAAAAGAAGAGTTCGCGGAGCTTGGGTTTCGCACCACGCTATCTGATAACCACTGGCTCATCGGTGTCAAAGGGGCCAACAACTTGTTAGACCATTGCGTCCAAGTAACTGGAGAGCCGGGGCAGCCGCAGCGGTGGTCCTTCGTGGATAAGGATGGGCACCGTACCACCATACCGGCACCAAAAGACATCAACGGCGTCTACCGGCTGCTGGAGGTGTTCGACATTCCCTTCACTCGCCTCAAGACGACGTGGCAGAAATTGGTTGCCTTCAAGTGGCTTCCTACCCGCGATGGTGAGTTCCGCACGGTTCCTTTGGGCGGGACCGGTGCCAATCTCTACTACCGGATAAACTCGAACGGCCCGGATGATCTGTTTGTGACGGGAGGTGCGAGCCGCATCCACCTGCTCGACGATGTGACCCCGGAACATGCCCAAAAGATTTTTCTGGTTTTGTCCGGCCAGTAGTATATTATCAGTGCCGGTAGAATCCTTCACAATCCTTTACAGGAATCCTGACCATGAGCAGCGAGCAAACGACGGCCATCGAACCCGAACGCATCTACGGCCGCGTGGCCTATGTCGGCTGGGTGAACCACAAGACGACCAACGAGGGCAAGAAGCAGACCATCACGGACGCCCTCGGCAAGTTCCAGCCGGCATGGATCACCACCAGCAACGGCCTGTCGGATGTGTCGGCGAACCTCGAAGGACACCTGCTCCAGAAGGCCATCACGGTCTACGCGGAGAAGGGCGAGCAGGGCGGGGCGATTCCGGGCACCGGGGTTTCCGCGACCGACTACGCCAAGCTGACGGACGCCGAGAAGAAGGCCAGCAACCTCAAGCCGTACCCGTTCTACGTCGTCGCGGTCAAGCACAAACACCCGGACGGCACCGTGACGCTGACCCCCGCCATCTTCGAAGCCTACAACTACGGCCTCGTGAAGGCGGTGCAGCAAGCGGAGTTCAACTTCGGCAAACCGGGCCTCGACACGACCGTCAAGCTGGTCGGCGGTCGCATCGGCTTCGTGGGTAGCTGCTCGATGGGCAAGACCCCCGACGGCAAGCGGCCCCAAACGCAAGGCACCTGCACCGTCAGCCGCATCTTCTCGACGACCGAGCAAGGCAAGCTGGTCAACGCCTACGCCGAGGACCAGCAGTTCATCGCCGACAGCCTCGCCTGCGTCACCGCGATCAACCGCAAGATTCAACGGATCATCGAAGGCGAAACCGAGACGGCCGAAACGGTGTCCGGCGGCGACGGGGATGGCGAGTAGGGAAAACTGAGAGAATAGACCGGAGGCGAGGGTTCGATCCCTTCCTGCCCCGTGAAAAGGGCGGTGGTGTAACGGTAGCACAACGGTCGGATTAATGTGATTTTGTGCGAGTCCGATACTGGATAGCGGAACCAGACTGTGAATCTGGGCTTTGCGGGTTCGATTCCCGTCGCACAACCTTGCTGATGGAAAGTCGGTGTCGGGATTGGATAGCTCAACGGTAAGAGCGGCGTGGCAGTATGCGTGGTTCAACTCCACTAGCTGCCCGGCATCGGGGTCACGCCCATCAGCATTAGTTGGTCGCGTTGGTGTAACTGGTAACACGCTTGGTGTGTATCCTTGAGTTGTAGGATCGAAGCCTACACGCGACCGTTGGCGGGGTGGAGCAGTCCGGTAGCTCGTCAGGCTCATAACCTGAAGGTCGTGGGTTCAAATCCCACCCCCGCAATTTTTACGAGACGATCTGTAGGTGGTCGAAAGAATGGTGGCCGAGTTGTGAAGCGGTGGGCCTACTTAATCACACGAGCCGCCACCATTTGACGGCCCTATGTATGTACAGCACTAGGCCGGACCCAACCGAAGCCTGTCAGGCCAAGCGAGTGGGATAAGCCATCTACAGTCGAACCAGCCGGGTGCCACGGAAAGCCCCTACTCCCTCCTCAGTACCGTGGCACCCGGTAGCCCCATAAGCCGAACCGGGCGATCCTGCCCCCGCCCGACGGCAACGACCGGCCACCCAAAGGAAACTGAGGGTGGCCGAAGTCGTCTAATAGGACACTGAAGGTTGCTACTTATGGCCAAAAGATGCTGTTCGGGTTGTAAGAAGTTGAAGACGCCCACACAATACTACAAGCGGAAAAACTCTAAGACACCTTTGTCGATCTGTAAGGCTTGCCGGAGTTTGCGGAGTCGATCACGTCCGAAAGCGGTAAGTAAAAGATTGCATACAGACTGGTACGCTCGGACTCGCCTATCCCGCTTAATCACATCTGCGAAGACGAGATCGAAAGACCGGGCGTTGAAGTTCGCCGTGTCCGACACCGAAATGGCCCGACTGCACGGAGTTTGGGAACTTGGGTTCTGTGAGATTACCGGCTTGCCATTCGATAAGACGGGGGTCGGAGGTCCGCTGGTTCCCTCGTTGGATCGGATCGACAGCCGGCTGGGATACGAAGATGGAAATGTTCGCCTTGTCTGCTGGGCGGCAAACCGTATGCTAGGTGGGTGGGGAGAAGAAGCGGTGGTCCCCGTGGTGCTGGCGTGGGCCGACAAGTTACGGAGAAAGAAATGACGCACTACCAGTTTCTGGCTATAACGGATACAAAGCTGCTGTTCACCCTGTTCAACGGAGAAGAAAAACTGAGTGAGTTCACGGTCAATCCGTTGACTCTTCGCGGACAGAAGCAAGTGGCCGAAGCGACTGCCCAGCCAGTCTCAGGAATACTGAAGAACATGGATAAGGCTCGGGCAGGTCAAAAAGGCGTGGCGGCACGTTTCGACATTCCCCGAGCGGTCGAACTGGGCCACCCTTGGCAAGTTCGGGATGAGAAGTCGCCCGATGGCCAATGGCAGGCCACCCACGCATTACCGGAGACAATCCGTCGGGCTTTGGAGGAGTACCAAGGGCAGGACAAAATCATCAAGTGGAAAGGCAAAGATTCGTTCTCGTGTTTGGATGTGGACTACCACGCCGCAGGCTTCGCCCCGCCGCCACCGGACCAACTGCGTGCGATGGTTCTGACCTCGCTGGAGCCTGCACCGCTGTTCTGGCACTTCACTCGACGTGGGGGCATCCACGCCTTCTACGAGGCCGGCAACGGTCTCACCGCCGAGGAACGGGCCGCTCTGGGGCACCTGTCGTGGCACCTGCTGGACCCGACGGCCACTTGCGACATTCCCGATCAGGTCCGCCCGCTCCCGAGGAACACCAAGATCGAGGCCCCGGCCGGCGATCCCAATGGCGACGTGGTCCATTCGTGGCTGTCTGGCGGGCTGTTGGAGGCCGGCAACGAGGAGGTAGACCAGTTCCTTGAGACGAAGGGCTGGACCATCGGTGGCCGTTACCCGCACGAGCAATGCCTCATCGAGACCGGGCACTCATCGCCGGGCGACCCAGTGGAAGTCACGGGCCGTGGGGTGTTCTGCTTCCGTTGCCAAGCGAAGGGCCTCTGTCACGGTAAGTCAAAGCAGCCGGGCTTCATCAGCTTCGGGAGCTTGCTCGGCCGGGTGGAGTGTACACCCATCCGCCAGTGCGTCCAGAATGTCACTCACTGGGGCCATGCGAAGTGGGTTCTGCAAGCCCGCACAACCATCAGCCCCCACCTGCTGCCGGTGTGCTACCGGGCCGCGTTGAAGCAGTACCACCGTGGCAAGCCCTCAGAAAAACTGATTCAACTCGTCTTCCACAAGGACACCGAGTGGCTGGTTCGCGGCGACGGGGTGTGGATGACCGTGGAGCAGGACTACCAGTTCCCCAAGGACATCGACCCGATCATCGCGTGTATCCCGGCCGTCAACCACTACGACGAGGAGAAGAACCAGTTCCGCCCGACTCCTTCGACGGTGGCCCTGCTCTCCCAGCCATGCCTCGACCTCAGTGACAGGGGGTATCAACCGGTGGAAGTTCTCAAGGGCATGAGGTTGCACGCCGACACCTCCGACAACGGGCGGCTGGTTGTGACCGTTCCGCCGTCTTGGATGGAGGGATACAGCCGGGACTTCCACCCGCGATACCTTCCCATTCCCAAGCGGATGGCCGAAGACGCCGCCCGCTCGACCGTGGAGAGGGCTTTGCCGGGTATTAACTGGCAGTACGTCTACGCCCTGATCCTCGCCCGTGGGGCCAATGAGAGCCGCAAGGGCCTGCACCCGTTCATCATCACCACCGGGGTCTCGAAGGCGGGCAAGTCGTCCCACGTCAAGATCGCGGCCAGCATCCTCGGCGACGAAGTGGAAGAGGTGCCCAGCGACCCGAACACCGAGAAGTACCGCTCGGCCATTCGCGAGGCGAGAGGGAAGGGGTTCATCACGACCGATGAGTTCCTGAAGGACGCCCTGCGGATCAACCACAAGCTGTCGCCGGAACAGGTGCTGGACCCGGTCCTCAACATGACCCCGAGGTCCAAGTCCCACAAGATGTATACCGGACCGACCGCCCTCGGCCACTTCGGGGTGTGCGTGTTCACGGAGACCGGCATCCCGGCCCACCTGAAGGACTACGTCCAGATTGCCCGGCGGATGCACTACATCACACTGCCGGACCCGGTGGAGTGGGAAATCCCGCTCGTCAAACTGGGACTCGATGACATCCAGAAGCTGCGGTGTTCGTCGCTGGAGGTGGCCCACGCTATGAACTCTATCGTGTCGTGGATCATTGATAAGTATTTCGGGACGGTGTTGACATTCGAGCAAATGGCCAATGACATCGGCGTGACGACACTACAACATTCCAAGGAGTTCGAAGACCTCACGCCGCAACTGTTGGAGTTCTTTGCCCTCGTGTGTGAGGCGAGCGAGCCTTCCGATAGCGATAAGAAGAAGTTCCCCCGCAAGGGCTTCAAGGTCATCAAGCGGCAGGATCAGGACAACCCCGACCTCGCCAATATGTGGTCGTTGTTGGCGGACGGCGAGCAGTGGCATGACAGCAAGCGGGTCAAGGAGAAATCCTTCAAGCAGTTACTGGGTGCCGACGCCACGATCCACTTCGACATCACCGGGGCCTCGGGCGGATCGACAATCGCCGTGCGGTTCCGTCAGGGCACTTACGACAACGCGGCGGCGGTCAATGGTGAGATCATGTCGCCCGAGAAGGTGCGGGCACTCAAGAAATCCTGAGTGTCGTATATTATAGTTACAGAGGGAGACTCTATCATGGCCGCAGGCTACATCATTCAAGCCGATACCGATGTCGGCATCATCGTGTTGACCCACCGCCAGAACGGAGCAACCACGACATGGAATCGGTATACATCCAACCCCGCCCGCGTACTGAGGGAAGCGATGGCCGCAGGGCAGTTGCGGAACGCTACTTCGGACGTGCGGGCAGTGTTCGGAGTTCAACGGGTGGACATCAAGAACCAGAAGCCCGTGCAAGTGACGATCCACGACTACGAACAGCCATTGAGGCCCCAATGAAAGCCCGCGTAGTATACTGGGGAACCACCTCGGCCTTATACACCGGCCCCGGTTCCTTCAGTGTGTACTTGCTCAATTGCAACAAGAAGTTTCAAACCCGCATCGAGACCGCCGGGAAGCCGATTTGGTCCACATACTTTGACCGGCTGCCCGAGGCGACTGAGTGGGCTTACGAATTCAGCGATCCGCACAAGGCACTGGGGCTGCCGAAACCACAAGAAGGGAAACCGAACATGCTGACCCGTGAAGGATTCGCAGCCACCGTCCATCTCAATCACGCGAAGGAGGGCACCGTGGGCATCGAAGAACTGATCGCGAAGTATAAGATCGGGCCGAATGACGCCAGCGAGTTCGCAGAATTCCTGAGGCTCAAGAAGAAGGCCAAGCGGGATCAGGCGTTCATGGATGTGGGCGTGCGGACTCTACAACCCGTCTTCACGATGGGCAAGGGTAACGTCTGGCGGGAACCGGGTACGCCGCAAACCCGGACGATGTACCACTGGACGATCACGACCGCCAATGGAGACTTATTGGCTTCCAAGCGGCAGGTGGATGAGCAGCACCTCGCCGAGGAACAACTCAAGAAGGTTCTGGAGGCACTGGAATGATTGCGGACAAGAAGCAGATGTACTCCATGCTCCGAGCGGGCCTCTTTGGCAACTCGTGGTGGGAGTGGGATGTCGAGGACTTCGTTCTCTACAAGGACGTGGGCGACCTGATGCGTAAGCAGGGTCACAACCTGACAACGCCGATGTGGGCCGTGCGGTCGGGGATTCCGGGCGGGCCATTCTTGCAACGGCTCGACTTCCATGATGCTTACCACGAGGGCGAGCGGATTCGCAGGAAGTATGGTATCGCCCGCATCAGTCCGCTCGACGACTTTATGGGCGTTCAGCGGGTGGCCCAAGGTTACTTCCAGCGGGACCCGTTCGGCGGTCCGGGTCTGTACTTCAACGAGTTTGGCACCTCGGGGACCATGCGGGACGGCGAGAAGGAACGCTCGGTCCACCACTACGCCACAAAGGCTTCAGTAATCCTGAGGCACTACCTGCGGGACGAGTATGACGACCTCGTGGACCTGCTTGACCGCTTCCCGGACTCGGTGGTGGAGTTCACGACCTACAACAAACCCGTCGGTCTCCATTCGGACCTTGGGAAGCGAACCGTCATCTGGGAGGTGCGTCATTACTAAAACTCAGTACACCGTTTTGGCTTCGGAGACCCGAACCTTATACTCGGTGGCTCTACTGTTCCGAAAGAAGGATGACCACGGAACTCTGGTGGTTGTTGCGACCGCCCTCGATGTCAGTGGTCGTAATCCGCTGACAACGGAGGAACTCCTCAATCGGGCCGAGAAGGAGATTCGGTCGGACTGGGACTCCTACGTCAAGAAGTTGCCGGGCAAGGGAGACGAGTTCGAACTGGCGGTCTCGGGAGTATCTTATCAACACAGACGCAATGAGTGTCTGGAACCAAACTCTCTGAAGGAGACGGACCATGAGCAAGAAGAATGTTTTCAAGGGTGCGGAACTCGTCGCCCTGTTCGCCAGCCTCGACCAGACGGCCAACGTGAGCCGCCACCGGACGACCGAGCAGCGGCCCCAAGCGGTCGCCGACAAGGAAGCCAGCCTCCGCGAGATCGGCCAACAGTCGGCCTGCGAAGTCCAAGAGGACGGCAACGGCGGCTACTTCCCGATCAAGGGCACGACCCGTATCGCGGCCGGCGTCAACATCGTCAACGGCGGGGGCCTCATCCGCATCGACGAAGTGGTGGACGAGGCGACCAAGCAGATCAACAAGGTCGAAGTCCTCCACGAACCGCAACCGAACTTCGGCCTCGAAGTGATCGTCTTCGGCCCGGAAGAACTGACCCCCTACGAACGTGAACTCCGCAACACCGTGGACAACAGCGGCGAGAAGCCCTCGGACGTGGACCTCGGCCTCGCGATCATCAACGCCGTGGACAACCACAAGAAGACGCTTGCCGAAGCTGCCCGCGACATCCTGCTGCCCTACGGCCTGACCGACCCGAACCTGCCCGGCCAACTGAAGAAGCTGGTCAGCGGCCCGGAATGGCTGACGGACGCGGTCCACGACGACCTGCTGGCCCGCGAGACCGCCCTCGAACTGCTCAAGCTGAAGGGCGAGAGCATCTACAAGACGGTCGCCAAGGCGGTGCAGGAAGCCCTCAAGGCCGGCAAGAAGTTCACCACGAAGCAACTCAAGGCGGCGGCGACGGCAGCCCGCGAAGCCGAGGAAGCCACCGGCAGCAAGAAGCCCAAGGCCGACAGCGACGACGGGGAAGAGGAAAACGACGAGTCGAAGGCCAAGACGACCCCGAGCGGCGGTTCCAAGCTGCCCATCGCCGAGGTGCTGGAAGGCTTCGACACCCTGCTCGCGGACCTCAAGTCCCACAAGGCCGGCGTCCAGTCGGAAGGTGCCCAAGCCAAGGCGGAAGTCGCGATCAAGCTGGTCGGGGCCTTCCAACGCTGGATGACGGCACAAGCGAAGTTCGAGACGCTGAAGGACAACGTCTTCAAGCACCTCGACCTCGACTAAGCGGTCTTGGGTGCCCTCAGGAATCCTGAGGGCACCCTTTGCACTCCTTTCCTCAAGCCAGACTGTAAATCTGGTGGCCGTAATCAGTGAGGTGGACTGCCGTGGAGGTTCGATTCCTCGGGAGTGCATTTACAGGTGGGAAGTGTTACGGTAGCACGACGGTCTCCAAAACTGTCAGCGAGGGTTCGACTCCCTCCCCAACCTGCTTTCTCAAAAGGAGCTTCTCATGTCCCCAACCAATCCGCTCGCCACCATCGGCCTCGCTTCCGGGGGCACCGTCCGCATCTACGACGACCGGGCGGATGTCTCCGAAGTCCGCTTGCTGCCCGACATCCTCGAACCGATGAGCCAGATCGGGCGGTTCGGGGGCCAGATCAAATGGTCCGACGCCCAGCATATCGGCATCGGCCTGTCGTTTCTGCCCCGCAAGCAATGGGGCCACTGGCTGCTCCACGAGTCCGGGGAAGCATTGGGCATCGGGGACGTGAACTTCGCGGTCAAGCGGGCTTTCGGCACCCGGATGAAGGAAGTCGAGCAGTGGGTCATCGACGGGGTGTACGAGCGGGCGGGACTGTCCATCGTCGTCGATCCGGCCCTCCATGACTTCGACCGTGCCATCGGCAGCCTCGAAGCGATGGCCCGCTTCCCGAGGCCGGCTTGGACCGCCATGTTCAGAGCCTACGACCTGACCCCCGCGAGCGTCATCCACACGGCGGCGGCATCGTGCGATTGGCAGTCCGGCGATCAGGAATTCTGGAAGTCCTTCTTGCGGCGGATGGAGTCCGGGCTGTACCCGACACTCGCCGTAGCCGCCGACATTCTCGATCTGAGGAACCTGTTATGAACGAAGCCTACGCCGAGTGGAAGCGACTGATGCAGGAGCAGACGGCCCTCACCCGCCAAATGGTGGCCAAGGCCCGCGAGGTGTCCGCCGCCACCATTGCGATGGCCAAGTACCGGGATGAGGCCACGCCGGAGGTCACCGCCGAGGCCCTCCTCCTGATGACGGACGCCGCCCAGATCACGATGGAGTTGCTGACGATCCTGCTGAATCCGCCCAAGGACTGACCCATGCCCTTGCTAGTAGACCTTGAAACTCGTAGCCGCGTGGACTTGCCTTCACGCGGCGGTCTCATCTATGCCAAGGACGCCAGCACGCAGGTGTTGTGCTTCGCTTGGCAGGATTCAGAGATACTGAGCGAGCGGGGCATCTGGTTCCCCGGCTTGAATGTGCGGCCGATGGAGTCGATGATTAAGGCCCAGTTCCCAAATCTCGCACCGGGAGATGTCTATGTCGGAGCCGAAGTCCCCTCCCGCATCCGTAACCTCACCGACCGACCGTGGGCCGCTCACAACGCTTGGGGATTCGACGCCCTCGTCTGGGCTGCCCTCTACGCCGACGCCCAACCTACCCGATGGATCGACACCGTACACTACGCTCGCGGCTGCGGTCTTCCCGGTGGGTTGGAGGCGATTGGCAAAACACTCAGGGGTGCCGGCAAGCATGTTGAAGGCCGAGGGCATCTAAAGAAGTTCATGAGCTACAAGAACGAGCCACGGGCGGGCGACCTGTTGCTCATCGGTGCTTACTGCGGCGACGACACATGGGGACTGCTGCTGAAGCTATGGGAACACATCGAGAAGAAAAGAAAACAGGGGGTGTTCACCGAGCAGGATGTCATTGATGCAGACCGCCAGATCAATGAACACGGCGTCCGCGTGGATACCGCCTTCGCCGAGGCCCTGCTGCATCTGGGGGATAGGAGCCTTGAGCGAATCCTGAAGCGGCTGGGGGAGATCGCAGGGCCGCAGTTCTCCACGCTCGACGGACTGCGGAAGATTCCGAAGGTCCACGAGTGGCTGGCGACCTCGGGAGTGTGCATCACTACGAAGGACAAAGAAGGGAATACCAAGAAATCACTGGCCCGAGGCGTCATTCAGACGTGGCTTGACCAGATGGTGAAGGAAGAAAGGGAGGGAGAGGAACATGAGTCCGCTCTGGCTGACAATTTCGATGATAGCTTGGAAGATACCGCTGATCGCCGTCCTGACCCTGCTGTGGCTCGCCGGCCTAGCGTACCTGCAAAGGTGGTTGAATTCCTCCGACTGAGGGGGCAGGCGACACGCATCACCTCGTCGAAGATCAAGGCTGCATTGAACGGCACGACGAACGGGCGGATGTATCACCTGTTGGCCTACGGGGCTGCCCACACGATGCGGTGGGGTGGCCGGAGGTTCCAACCCCAGAACCTGTCGGGTGCCCACGAGCAGGTGCCGTTGTGGAAGGTGATCGAGGAGTTCGAAAAAACGGGAACGCTCGGGGTGGCGGCGGTTGATGGCATCCTCGACGCATGGTTCAGTAATCCTGAGAACGAGAGCAAGAAGGGAAGGGCCTCGCTGGAGGATGCTTGCGGCACCTGCCTTCGCTCGATCCTGCTGCCGGACGGTACGGACTTCATCTGCGGGGTGGACTACAACGCCATCGAAGGACGGGGGCTGGACTGGGTCTCGAACGGCTGGAAGGGTATCGAGATGTGGGCCAAGGGGATCGACCCCTACATCGAGATGGCCAAGATCATCTTCGGGGTGTCCCACATCGACAAGAAGACGCCGGTCGGCAAGGCTATGCGTCAGGTTGGCAAAGTGGTGGTCCTCGGTGCTGGATACCAGTTGGGGCACGAGCGGCTGGACGGCTACGCTCTCGGTATGGGCATCGACCTCGCGGCTGCCGGCACCGATGCCTTGACCTGCATCCAAGCCTACCGCGACAGCCATGACTACCTCGCTGGGTACTACACCGGTGAGACTTGGAAGGGCATCAGGTTGAAGGAGGGTGGCTTCTGGAAGAACGTCAACGCGGCTGCCATCAAGGCCGTGAAGGAAGGCTATGCGGAGTGCGAGCGGCTGTCCTTCCGAATGTACGACGACGATTTGCACATGATCCTGCCTTCGGGGCGTCCGCTCGTCTACCGCAAGGCCGACGTGCAGAAGATCACACCGAAGTGGGGCGGGCGGCAGATCGAGGCAGTCCATTATTTTTCGCCACGGGGCTTTACGAACACCCTGTACGGCGGTAAGATAACTGAAAACGCGGTGCAGGCGTTGTGCCGCGACCTTCTGGCGTCTTCGCTCGTTCGGTGCATCAAGGCGGGGCTGGTGGTCATCCTCCACGTTCACGACGAAATCGTCTGTAGCGTGCGGGGTGAAGAGGAAGCCTACCTCGTCGGGAAGTGCATGGCCGAGAAGCCGGACTGGGCCAAGGATTTCCCCCTGCTCTGTGAGGGTGAGATGATGACCCGGTACGCGAAGTCCGCCCCGAAGGGTGCCTACAAATTCGAGGTGAGGGGATAACGATGAACGGGACAGGCTACAAGAAGGGCGACGAATCTCCCAATCTCCCGGAGGCCCTGCGGCTGTTCGGGGAGCATTGGGAGATACTGACGGAGGTGAAGGGCTTCCGCAATCATACCCTGAAGCTGGCCCGCCGTGTCGCCCGGAAGATGGATCGCTGCCCGAACTTCTTCAAGTCAGGAACGGACATCAAAGGATTCCTGATTCGGCTCGTGAACATGGACCCCAAGGAGTTCGACCGGGAGGAGAAGGGGAACAAGCGGGAGCGGGCGTATGGGTACACGGGTACGGGGTTCGGGGAAGACGTGACCTACCTCGAAGTATCTAAGTTGGTCTACCACGATTTCCCAATTGAACTGTCCGGGAGTATATCAAACTACGCACGGGAACTGGTGGCCGAGCGGTCGCCGGTGACTGTCGATTCGGTCCGGGAACGCTTCAAGGTGGAGCGACCGGTGGCAGTGCGGATCATTGATATGGTCCGCACGGAACTGGAGGAGGAGTTGTTATGAAAATCGTTCCGGTAGGGATTCGCAAGACGGCGGTTACGAGCTTCCCACGGTCGGAGGGAACCGTCAAGTTCTCCGACTGTACGACGGCGTGGGGTTCGTTCAAGCGGGGCATGGAGTCCCTCGGTGTCCGGGACTTGCCCGACAAATACCCCGGCGGAATCGTGGAGATCGTGTCCAAGCGGGATGGCGGCATCGTCACTTACCAAGAACAGGAGGAAGAGTACGACCTCCGCGAGCCGAAAGTTCGCCTGACTCGGGGACTGCATGGGACCAAAGAGGTCTCCCTGAACGACGGCCAGCGGCTGTTTTCGACCTACTGCAAAGTCAATCTCCTGAAGGAGCCGAACGTTCACAACGGTTGCATGGAAGTGCCCGGCCTGCACTACGAGGAAATCCCGGCCCCGGTGGTCAAGGTCGGCGTCTGTTTCATCGACGGCGACCTCATCGGCTGCCGCGAGGTGGAGAAGGCCCGAGACAACACGAACCGTACCGTCATTAGCCTCATCGGGGGCGAGAGCGACTTCATCGACTTCGAGAAGGAGAAGCAGCCGGTCAACATCAAGAAGAAGCTACTGTTCGGCCTGACCCTGCACTACTACGAAACGACGACCGACAAGCTGGAAGAGATTCCGATGGTGGCTTCGTTGTTCCCCGAGATCAACCCTAACGGCGGCAACCCGGTCGCGTTCGTGAAGCCGGAAGCCAACATCTACCCCGGCAGCGACAACTGGACGTGGAAGGGCCAGAGCGGTGTCGAGAAGTACGGTAAGACGCGGGCGGACTTCCCCACTCCCTACGGCTTCATCCGGGCCGAGCGGAATCCGGTGGCCGGCACCGAATGCTACGAATTGCTGAAGGGCAAGTTCGTGGAACTGATCCCGCCGCAAGGGCACCGCTACGACGTGACCATCAAGATCGACGGGGCGTTCACGGAAGGCGTCAAGGGCCTGACCCGGCAGCAGATCGCCGAACAGTACCTCCCGTGCGGCGGTCTCGAAGCCCTGCTGATGGAGTTCAAGGAGGCCGAGGACGGCAGCCGGTTTTCGGCCAAGATTCGACCCGAGAACCAGAAAGCCTTCCGCCTCGAAGCCGTGCGAATCTAACGGCACCCATGTAACGACTAAAGGCCACCTCAGGAATCCTGAGGTGGCCTTTTTGCTTTGTTGGGAACCTAGCCTTGTCGCTCGATCTTGTCGCTGGCCAGCAAGATGTCCACCGCCGAGGCCGCGAAGATGAATTCGCCTTCCGCGATGAACTCCTTCAACTCCGCGAACACTTTCGCCGTTTCGAACTCGCTGAGGACTTCGCCTTGGCCGACTTTGAACCGCAGGAAGTTGACGGACTTGGACTGCGGGAGGAACTGGATGGCCTTCATGGGGGCTTTGGCTTCCAGTCGGGCCTTGTGGACTTCGAAGGCGAGTCGATGCTGGTCGAGAACCCGCTCGCCCTTCGCCGACTTCTCGGTGTACTCCACGGCTTCCAGAAGGTCGTCCGGGCCGTCGAGGTCTTCCACCGGTTCCGTCGGAATCACCGGGAGGTTGTCGAGCGGGTCCGGCGTCGAAGCTTCCACCGGGGCTTCGGGGACCGCCGGTTGGGCCTCGGCCGTTTCGATTACTTTGCTTTTTGCCACTGCTGCTTCTCCTTGACTTCAATGATTACGTCGATACCCGGAATGAGGTGGATTGCCGTGAAGCCGGGGAACTTCGCGAGAATCTCTTTCTGCTTCTCGGCGGACAGGTCGCTGAGGTTGATCGTCACCGAGGGTTTGCCGGGAAGCGGCGTGACCGGGGGATCGACCGGAGGCTTCGGGGGGTCCACGGGCGGGACGGGGGTCGCCAGCTTGTCGATCTCGCCCAGCACCTTCACCAGCAACGGCAGGCCCCAACCGGTGTTCGTATCGCGGCCGGCCGGGTCGATGTCGGCGATGGTCTTGACGAGGATGGCCTTCACTTCGGCCGGGGTGAGTCGGCGACCCAGCTTCACCTTCGCGTGGCCTTGGGCGACCGTCACGATGCCCGCAACCGCCGGGGTCGCCATCGAGGTGCCGCTCAGGCGACCGTAGCGATTGCCCGGCAGGGTGGCCAGAATCTGCTCGCCGGGGGCCGCGAGGAATACTTCGGGGCCTCGGCTGGAGAAGCTGGATACCCGTCCGGTCTGCCCGATGCTGCCGACGCAGATGGTCTCGGGGTGGCCACCGGGGTAGCCGACGGTGTCTTGTTGGGGGCCTTCGTTGCCGGCAGCCGCCACGACCACAACGCCCTTGCTGACCGCGTACTTGACGGCGTCGTGCAGTCGCTGGTCGTAGGAACTGGAGCCAAGTGACATCGAGATGACATCGACGGCACAGTCATCAACCGCCCAGTAGATGCCGGCCGCGATCCAAGAGGTCAGGCCGGAACCAGAATTACTGAGAACCTTGCCGACGTACAGATCGGCTTCCGGGGCGATACCCTTCGTCCCTTCCCCGTCGTCGGCCGCACCGGCAGTCCCCAGTGTGTGGGTGCCGTGGCCGTTGCCGTCGAATGCGTTGCGGTCGCTGGTGAAGTTCTTGCTCGCCTTGACGCGGCCCCGGAACTCCGCGTGATCCGGGTCGAAGCCCGTGTCCAGAATGCAGATTTTGCTGCCCTTGCCCTTGGCGATCTTGTGGGCTTCCGGGATGCCGAGCGGCTTGTGCGACCAGTCCTCGGTTTGGGCGGCGATGAACGACACGCCCTCGGGGATCATCTCGGCCGGTGGCAGTTGGTAGACCGTCTCCGGGGCGTCATCGCGTTGGGCCGGGGTTTGATACGGCGTCTCTTTCGGCGGACCGGCGAAGCCGAAGGTGGCCAGCCCGAGGCCGATGCCGACCAGCAGACAACCGAGCAGATACTGTTTCATAAAAACTCCAGAATTTTTGTTCTTCCTACCTTGTAATCCGGGGAGACCCTTTGTAGGATAGTGAGCAGAGGGGAAATCACTGATTCAGGAATACTGAGGGAGACGAATCATGGCCAAGTTCACCTACGAAGTCCGAGTTAAGAACACCGACTGCAAGCTGGTCGCCCAGTTCATCTGCACGTCGCTGAAGACCGCTTGCGAGAAGGCCGAGGCCGCGATTGTCAAGCTGGCGGGCTGCACTCGGTCGGAGGTTCGCCAATTCAAAGAGGCCGGTTTGGCGATCAAGCAATACTGCTTCGATGTGGAAGGTAAAGGATCGGTCGGGGCGTTCATCTACAAGAACGTGGATGGCTACGACGTGATCCCTTCCTTCGACAGCATCGCCCGTGAATCGTTGGACCTCTAAAAAGCCCCGTCATCCTCGAACCGCCAGCAAGTCTGACAGAAGCCTCCCGGCACCGCTGGGAGGCTTCTCTCGCATTTGTGGGCACACCCGTAGCCCTGACAGCCGGCTTTCACTTCCACCCTCTCCAGCAGGTTCAAACACCGCCGCCCGGCCCGGCTGACGGTCCCCGCGAACTTCCGCATCTCTTCCAGTCGGGCCTCCTGCGTCACGAGGTTGCCCATGCCGGCCCAGTGGCGGATGTGGATGTCCGGCCGCTCCTGCAACGATGGCATACGACTCTCGAACCACCACTGCCAGTTGTAGATGCTCGGAAGGTCGAAGGTCTTATAGCCATACCGCAGGACGTTTAGCCACTCGGCCCACTGTTCGGAGCAATGGTACTTCGGGTAGGGCTTCGTTGGCTGGTCGAAGAAGCCCGCGTGTTCCCGGTCGAGGACGAGTACGCCGGAGTTGTAGGCCCGCTCGATCTTCCGCCTCGGCCATCCCTGCGAGTCGCACAGGGCGTCATGCTCGTTCTGAATCCACCCGCCCGGAGCGACCTTCTGATTGCCGAAGGAGAGGTCGTCGTGCCCACCCAGATGGCCTATCGGGACCACGTCGAACAGGGAGGGCATCTTGTCCGGGTCGAAGTAGATGTCGGCGTCGAGGTAGATCGTGCGGTCGTGCGAGGCCACCACCGGCTGCACCCGGAACTTCTCTCCACAAGCGTAGTCGCTCTCGGGGATGCGGTAGACATAGAGTTTGGCTCCGATGCGGTCGGCGTACTTCGCGAGCACCGGGCCAGACACCGACAGCAACCCGTCTCCGACTTTTCCAACTGCCAAGGTGCATACTGCGGTTTTCATTGCTGCAACTCACTAGCGGGGTTGAAAGGTCGGTGAGTGATGGGATAGGCCATTGTGATCCATTTGCGGTCCGGTAGTCTTGGTAACTCAGATAGAGGGATGCTGCCGCCCGGTCGGCCCCATGTCCCGGTTTGGACTTCAAGGGAAGAAGGGGGTCGGTTGGAATACCAAAGCTCCACTTCGGCACCTTCAGGAATACTGAAACCGGCGAGCGGCTGCACCGGTAGAAACTTGATGCCCACCCACCCCCATACATAATTGAATGAGGTGTCGCCCGGTCGTTTGCGAATTTGCATTAGAACCTCGGCTGGTAAACGTGAACATCCAGATTGACCTCGACCACAGGCGGATCAACGGGGAATTCGAAATACCCCGGAACGGAATGAAGGAGGCCGTAGTAGGTGGAATCTCCCGGCACTCCGCTGGCATTATCATACAGACCGTCTACCACCACATAGATGCGGCCCGGAGTGGCGTAGCTGACTTCCCATGCACCATCGAAATCTGTGGTCGTAGTGGCAACGAGAGGCCATCCCGCTGCCGGGGGTGACACATCCGTGGGGTGGCCGTAGACTTGAACAGTGGCTCCCACCATTTTGACATTTTCTTTGGTGCGGGTGCCGCCTCTGATTCCAGTGAATGGGATATAGTCGGGCGATTCCACTTTGTAGTCGCTGTTAGGGAACTGATTGAGGAAGTAGTGCCCGCTGTTGATGTCGGGTGGCCCAACCGATCCGAAGCCGGTCACGCCGCCGAAGAAGGAATCAGTGTACTGGAAGAGGTACTTCATGTCCGCACCCCAAGCCGCAAAGTACCGAGGCCACGAACCCGTCGCTTTTAGTTCCTGCCAGTCGCCTCCGTTGATCTTGAAGGCCGGCATCTGAAGACAGATGAGTTCGTAGTAACCATTGGGGACTCGCACCGCCCACCCGTCTCCCACATTTGGCAAAGAGGTGTCGGTGTTTGGGAGGTAATTGGGAAGCAGGGCATCTCCACGAGGAGCGAACCATTCCGACAAACCACTGCCTCCCGGATTGGTCCAGCTACTGAATCCACTGTAGCCATTGGGGATACCAACGCTCGGGTTGATGGTCGGATCAAACAAGCCGGTGCCGATCTGGCCCCCGAAGGTGTACGTTCCCTCCCCGCTCGTTCCCACTAGTTGGAAGATCGGGTATCGGATATGGCTGACACTGTTGAGAACCTTCGGGCGAATAGTACCGTCTGCGAATCGGTCATCACACCGCAAGTCTTCTAGTATGGCCTGCCCGTAGTTCCCGCTCGGCCATGACTCGTTCGTGAAGTCACGGTAGACGCTCGGCATGATCCCGAGGTTGGTGTATCCTTCCGGGGCCGTCCATTGGTAGTCGTCGTTGCCTTCGGTGATGGTGATGTCACATAGGCGATACTTACCATCAATCCAGAGATAGTCACGAAAGAAGTACACTACCGGGTTGATCGTGGTCCACCGATTTCGGCCGAGCGTGGTTAGGATGTCCGGGTCGGAGGCTTCCTCTCGGTTCCATTTCAATTCGGGCGGCAGCGTGCGGAACGGAACAGACGGCACCGGGTAATCGGGTTTGACATAGCCGAGTCCGACGTAGTTGGGAAATGAGTATCCACCACGGACGACAACCGGGTTCAGGGGGTCGATCACCGGTTGGATGATGTTGGTCCCGCTCCACGCCCCATAAGTATCCCCAATCCAACGACGCCATCGCTGGTCTAAGGAAAACTGAATGCCGAGTTCCGGGGACGCGATACGAGAGCTTCCAAGGTCTGGCGTATTGCCCCCAGAGTGATATTCGAATGGCGACGAAGGCCCACGATCAGGGTTCCACCGATACGGCGTTCCCAGTTTTCCGTAGCTGAATGGGAGTGGGTTGAAGGTGAACGATTCACCAAAGCCGAGGCTTCCGAAGAAGTTTTGATTCCAGTAGGTGGCGTTGATGTCGTAAGGAATCGGCAGTGCCACGCTCGTGCTTCCTTCGGTCACTCCCTCCAATTTGACCTCGGCGGCGTCGAACAATGTCTTACCGGGATACCGGGACCAAGAGAAAGCACGGGCGTTGTTATGTAAGGGAGACCAAGGGTATTCGGCGACAGGGTAGAGAACTTCTTCAAAGTCGTAGAATCCGTCCGCACTGACAATGTGCTGAATGAGCTTCTGTGTGATGCGGTACATCTTTGGGCAGCGTACACAGGTTCGATCCCACACCGATGCGGGGCCATAATACCCTTCGGAGACTTCGGTTGTCCCTTCGGCGACCATGTTGAAGTAGGAGGATTGAGCTTCACCAACGGACCAACCCCCATTCATCACGAGCGAATCGTTGACCGTGTAGCCATCCGTCAAGGCCACAGGTGACCCAATGGCGGCGGGTGTGGGGCGGGCGACGAAGGTGCTTTCGTAGATGAGCGGCAGATCGGGCGATCCCGAGCGGTAGCCGAGGTGCGGATACTGTCCGTACCATTGGGGGTAGACCGGGTTGGTCACGTCGTCGGGTTGTACTTGAAGACCTTGAGGCCAAGCGGTCCCGTCCGACTTCAACGGCACCCACGATTTCTGGACTGAATCGAAGGTCCACTTTTGCTCGTAGACCCGCTCGCCGATGTTGACTTTGTGATAGATGTGGTAACTCGACACCGTGGGGTTACCGGCGGGCGTCAATTGGTATTGGCAAACGTCGGGATTCCAAGTGTGGTGGTTACAGAAGAACCGGGAGGAATTTCGAGTGAAAAATTCCGACCCGACCCCCCGCACCAGATAGTTGTCGATCTGGTTGCGGCATACCAGCGGCACGGGATACATGGACCACCGAACCCTGTCCGCATGGCCGAACGGGGACTGATCGCGGCAGGGGCCACAACAGCATCCACAACCGGGGGTCACGATTTGGAATTCTTTAGACGCCATTTTTGATGAAGTCCGGGACGGTGGTGGTAAGGTCTGCCGGGATGGCGACCGTGTAGTCGGCGGGCACAAAGGTTCCGCCGAGCGGCTTCACGACGATCTTGCGGTCGCCATCGGTCGGGGGTTGGCTGACGATGATGGAGTAATCACCCGTGGCTCCCGTGACCGTGTTGTATGTCAGGGGCGGCTCGTTACCATACTGGTAGACTTCAACCTGTACGGTTACGCCCGCCTCTCCGAGACTGGGGTTGGACTCCTTCACTACCCGACCTTTCAAGGTGATCGGTGAGGCCATGATGAACCAGTCTACGACCGCATCAATGACTACGTTGCCGGTCACATCACAGTTGAATCCTCGGAGAGCAGCCACCGCTGGACCCACTCGACCATTCACATCCGCCTGTTGGGTGCCGTAAGTAAAGCCGGGATGGAAGGTTTTCCCCCAACGCACAATCCGCATATTGCAGAGGTCTCGTCGGTGCGTCAGGATTACTGAGTCGATCCCCGGATGGAGTGTGAGCGGGAAGATGCCGTTCACCGTGCAGTCGATTCCACTCAGGTGATGGCCAATCCAGTCCCGTCCGAGCGTCTGGGCATATTGGCTGCTGAACGTGACCCGGTCGCAGATGACCCCGACGGTCTCCCCGTTTCCGACCGAGGTCTCCCCCACGAGTTCCGTCAGGGTCTTCGTGGTCGCGGTGCCGTTGAGAAACTTCAGGTTGAAACTGGAGGGCAGCGTAGCCCGCACTTGGGCATCGGTGAGCCGCCCGCCAGATCGCAGTTTGTCCACCAGCACGTCCCAGAGTTCGTCATCTTCCGCTTTACTGAACGAGGCGAGCCGGGCCTTCGTGTAGTCGAGGTCGTACACCCACCGGCGACCGATGCTGTTGGCGATGGCCTCCAGAATCAGCGGTGCTGGCGTGAGCGGGGGGAAGCCGGCCCACTTCTCACTGAGGCTGCCGAACTGTGGATCGAGGGCGGCTTCCGTGGTGAAGTCTGTCATCCCGAGGCTGTTGATGGCTGCCGTGATCGTCGTGTTGGCGAGCGTGGTGACTTCGTGGTTCCGGTTCCAGAGATGCCACCGCTCGTCCCCCAGAGTCAGGACGTACAGCGATTCGTCTTCCTTCAACACCGCGATGGGGTCGATGGAGACGATCCACATTTTCAGCTTCACGTTCTTGGTCGTATCGCCCTTGTCGTCGGTGTTGAAGATGAGGTCGCCGCCCGTCACGCCCTTGATCTTCTGGTAGGTCTGGTAGGTGATGAGGAATCGACCGATGGCGGGGCGGTTGAACCCGGTCGGCCACACCAATTGATTGAGGCCGACCTCGGGAGCCGGTGGGAAATTCAGCAGCACCGGTGCCGGGTAGTTGCCTTGGGGCCACTGGAGCGGCAGGTTGTGTCCGGCCGACTCCAGATACTGTTCCAGCGACCTATGCTTGTCGTCGATTACCAACTGTTCGCCGGCAAAGGAAATCATGGTTGGCCCTGTTCGATGCGGGGGATGTAGGTGAGTACGAAGGTCATGGAGGATTCCATCCCGCCCGACACTTCCTTCAGGTGTTGCGGTTCGGGCGACGAGTTTTCGAGGAACGGCGGGCAGATGAACTTGAACGGCTCGGGGACGTAGTTCATCTTCTGGATTGCGTTGAACACCTGCTCCTCGAAGTCCCAGTGGTTCGACAACAGCCGCACCCGGTTGCCAGCGTCGTCGCTCAGGTTGAAGGTTCCGACCCGTACCAGCAGCCGGCGGCAGAGTTGTTCCGAATGGCGACCGGCCCCGCTGTTCGGACTGACGTAGGGCACCGGACCACCGAGGAACAACGCCACGGTCTTGCCGCCATCGGCCTGCTTGATTTCCTGCGTGGGACCGACATCGAGCCGGATACGGGACTTCACGATTTTCAGCTTGGTTACTAGGTAATCCTGCAAGCCGGGCATGAAAAGGCTGGGGGTTGTCGAATCCGAATTAATTGCCATTTTTTCTCCTACCGGGGTTGCCGGGCGGTCTTGGTTCCTGTATAGTTATCCGTGGGGACGGGGATTCAGGAAAACTGAGGGGCAAAACATGGCCACCAAATTCATCAACGAGAAGCGGAAGTGTGGATCGACGACGGAAGGCTTCGGCCCGGATCAGTTCACATGGTACGACTACGAGGTCAAGTGCCCATGTGGTTGCTGGACCAAGAGCTACGGCGACGTGTCCCAGCAAGTTGATAACGACCCGAACGTCCACCAGTGGCTGTGCCCGAAGTGCGTGGCCGAGTCGGAAGCCGAATATGCAAAGGAGGTGACTCTTGGCCTACATCATTAAGACGAAGCGGGGATGGGTCGGGCGGATGGTGCTGGAGGATGAGGGGGCTGGGCACCGGCTGTTCGGGGTGATCCCAACCGGTTTCCCCTTCTCCTACTGGACTCGGACGTTGGCCAAGGAAGAGGCTTACCGGTTCGAGACGCCGGAAGAGGCCGCTCGGGTCTCAGTTTTGCTGAATGCCGGGAACGTGGTCGATGAGAACTTCCCGCTCCAACCGGTGATCTTCCGCCCGTTCATTGCCAACATGCGGGACTGACATGAAACTGTACATCGTCGGCATCCACCCGTTCGGAAAAAAATGCCCGCCGATCTTCTACCAGTATGAAGATGCGACGGGCAAGGTGTGGTTCGTCCAGAATTTCAAACAGGCCACCCGATTCACCAGCAAGGTGTTGGCGGAATCGTTGGCCGCTCAACAGGAAGGTCAAGTATGGCGACTCAAGTCAAAGGCATCATCACCCGCGAAATGATCGACTGCGGCGAGATGGGTGGTGACTGTTGCCCGGTTGCGAAGGCACTACAGGTCGGAGTCTGCAACCTGTATGCCCCAGTCTTTGTCCGATCCTGCGGGACTGGTGGCGACATCGAACTCTACGGGAAGATGGCCGTGCGGGATGATGAGTTTCGCCGGGTCCGGGAGTGGATCGCAGACTATGATGGGAAGTCCTATCTCCGCTTCCGGGAACAGGTGCCGCCCATCAGCTTCACCCTGACCTTCGACGGCGAGTTTAGCTGATGAGCGAGTCGGCTTGAGTAGGCGTCCCAGAAACGGGCCAGCCTTCACCGAGGACTTGCGAGGCACTGAATAGCCTTTCAAGTCCTCGAACCATTTGTGCCGGCGAGGTCTGGTCGGGAACGGTGACCACGTCGAGGTTGGTGACCGATGCCGGGTAGGACGACGACAGGAGTGCGATGCAGGGACCGAGCGGGTACAGTTCCAGCACGCGGGTGGCCGTCATGTTCGGGTAACAGGCTTGGACCGTGACCGCCGACCCGTTCGCCGTCAGTGAGATCGAGAGATAAGGGTTCTCCGGCAGCTTGGCCTTCGTGCGGAACAGGCACCCCACGGTCTGCCATCGGTCAGGTGCGGAGCCTACGGTGAACGAGCGGCTGGCCGTGATGTTCTCGCCGTAGCTGGAGGCACCGACGCCGGCCTTCAGTTCCACCAAGACCCCGAGCGGTTGCGACGAGTTCTGCTTCACCAAGATGTAGGCACAATACCAAGTGTTCGGACGCATCGCGGTGCCCACCGGTTGCTCCAGAACGAGGAAGTTGTCGCCCCCGCCGGCCGAGGCTTTCGTGAAGGTGATCGCGGAGAAGCCTCGCACGTCCACCGCAGCACCTGTCGTGCCCGGCTTGACCCCGGTCCAACCATCGGCGGTCGGCTCGGCCACGAACCAGTCGTTCTGCATCGGGTCGATCTGCTGGAGGGTCGTGACGAGGTTCTCACCAGCGGGCCAGCGGGCGTCGAGTATCGTGTAGGGGAACTCGTTACCCTTGATGTTGTAGATTTCGTTGTAGGGGATGCCGCCCGAGTCGCTGCCAACCGAAGCCCGGATGTCTAGGCGGTCGGGGCGGACGAAAGTCTCATCGAACGTGCCCACGAGCAGGTTGTTGACGGCGTATCCGGTCGGTGGCGTCGTGATGCTGCCGTTCAGGAATACTGAGGTGATTGCGGTCGAGAGGGCGGCATTCTGGAGCGACTCCCCGGCGACGGCCATCTGCCGACGGAGTTCCAGCAGGCATGAGTTGACATCCGGGGCGACCGCAGCGTTGTCGGCGGTGACCTCGGCGATTAGCACCCGGCCGGCGAGAGTCTGGTAGTAGGTCGCAAGGGAGGCGAACGAGTTGTACGCTTGATCCCGTTGCGTGTAGAGGTCTCCCACCTCATCCTGAAACACTGATTCGAACCGGTTGTCGATGGTGTCGATGCGAGCGTTCAGGGTCGTGAAGCGGGAGGCGTTGGCTTCGTTCAGGCCCCCGAGAATCTTGCCGAGGGTTTCAAAGAGCCTAGAGAAGTTAATCACGGAGTAGGTTCCCGTTGAAGGCGAAGGTGGGGTAGAGCGGGAAAGGCCACACATGGCGGTCGGCGGCGACGAGCGGAATCTGGCTGATCGAGTAGGCTTTCAAGTCGGGGTTGCCCAGTGCGATGTCGGACGCGATCTGGTCGGGCAGTCCGAGTTGGAACGGGTAGCCACCGAGCGGGAGCAAGTCGCGGCCGGGGACACGGGCTGCGGGAGTGCGACTCGTCGTGGTGATCGGCGGGACAGGCGGCGAACTGGGTGACACCGGGACCGTCTGGGTGACCGTGCTTTCCAGACCGGTGCCCACGAAGACGTACTCGCCGCTCGCCGACCATGACAGGTGGTTCGGGGTGGACGACGGGACCGGGAGGGGCAGGTGCAGGTCGCACGACACCAGCACATCCGTCCGGTCCTTATTCATCACGTCTTCGGGCTTCGGCAGGATCGGAGGGTTATCCTCGCGGGTCATGGCGAATCGAACCGTGCGGGTCGAGTAGCCGCCATGAACCCGAACGCGAACCGTGCGGCTGTCCAGTGAGGCCACCGGCAGCACGAGGACGCCGGGGTCGTAGCTGTGGTCGGTCGTGTGCCCGTAGCCGCCCTTGTAACGCCCCGGCTGCCCATCGACCGCCTGTTGGCTGGGCGAAGAGGAAGCCGAGGTGGACGCGACCGCCTGCAAAATTCCATCCAAAGGATTACTGAGCGGCATTATCCGGTCCTCGGGCTTTGATCGGCTGGGCTGGGTTGTCGATCTTATATCCGTCGATCCCGGAGATGCCCTGACCGATCAGATTGCGAACCCCACGGCCCACGGCGGCGACTTGCGGGTAGACGATCTTGAACACGGGGTCGAAGAACTTCTTCAGCTTCCCGTTGACGTAGCTGAGGGACGGACGGCTGTTCGGCGGGTAGATGTAGACTCCATTCGAATTGCCGAACGGGGGATTCTGCTGACCGTCTTCGGGCGGGCTTGCCGGAAGGTAGCCGGGGTTCACCAACGCTGCCGAGACCGCCGACACGAGACTGGTGTAGTCTGTGGGGGCGGGCGGCTGCACGTCGGCGTTGCCCTTGTACTCGGTCAGGATGAGCCGGCCGGAATCGGGCAGGTCGTAGCTCGGCCCCAGTGCAAGACCGCCAACAATGTTCGCCACTCCGAGACCGGCCACGTCCAGTTGAAGGGCCGCTTGGGCGTTCAGGGCCTGTGCCCGGAAGTCAGGTTTGCCACCGATGAAAGCCCCGACGATCTGTTGGCCACCCGCTACGAGGGCACCACCCGGAAGGAGACCCGTGGGGAACTCGCCGCCGACCGTGGCAGTGATCGGACCGCGACGGAAGAAGGTTCGGGCACCGAGGTCCGCTTGGTAGCTCAGATCGTAATAGATCGACAGCCGCACGGCCTTCCCGGTGATGTCCCAAGTCGTGTCGAGGGAGTAGCCACCGTAGAACCCGACCGCGTGCCGATACTGACCGAACGCGAGGGCACAGGCCAGTTGCCAAGTGCGGGTCATGGTGGCGTTTGGTCCCCCTTGGACACTCACCGTGATCGCGTGGTGGAACTGGGGAAAAAAGGTGTTCTCGGCTCGATCCTTGAATCGGCCGATGGTGTCAAGGTTGTAGAGCGTGTTCGTCAGGTTCGGCGAGTTCAGGTATCCGTGCTGCTTGAAGTCGGGACCGCCCGCCCTCAGGGGGTTGTTGTCTTTTCCGAATAGCTTGTCCACGACTTTACGGCGACCGACGGCACCACGGGCACCCGTTCCGACGCTCTTGGCGACCTTGCCGACCCGTGAAGCCGTGGTAGCAACGCGGGCAGCCCCACTGGCAACGGCCCGACCAATGGCCCCGACAGCCGCACCAACGAAAGGAATGGGCATGTTAGAGTCCGGTGCGTAGGGTGGGGAGATGGAGGGCGGCTTCGACGGTCACTTCAACGTGCGTGGCTCCCGAACTGCCCGGCGAGAACACCACCGACTGGTCCTCGTCACCATATTCATACCGCAGGACGTTGCCAGCGGGGGCGACCGTGATGGGACCGAGACGACGACGGAAGCCGGGCGGAATCGGGTGAAGGAACTGGGCGATGAGCCACGACGGATAGACTCCCTCGGTAATCAGTTTTCCTGAATGGAAGGTCACTTCGCCGGTCACGATCCGAATGAGATAGTCTTCGGGCGACCGCTCCAACTGCATCTGCCAACGGTGGGCCAGTACGAGGCGGTCGGCGTCGGTCGGCGGCACGCAGGTATTGATTTCGAGTTGGCAGGCGAACAGGCGGGCATTCCCCACGGCCGAGGACACCGGAAAGGCCTTGACGAACGGCCCGTTGTTGCAGTCCGCCGCCAGACCGTTCCGGGGAGACTCCAGCCATTTGATTTTGGTCGGAGTTGCGGCGGCATTGACCTCTTCGTTGACCGCCTTCTGGAGATACGCGGAGATCACGAGCGGACGGCGGGGAACCGCGAGGCGACGGAGGACTTCCTGATCGGTGAAAACGGGGTTGCCGCCCGACCCTTCGAAGAGTTGGCGGTTGAGGGGGTTTCGACCGACGGTGAAGCCTTGATCGTTGACCGGCGGGGCACCTTCCGGCAGTTCCGTGCGGCGTCCGGTTGGTAGCACGGTGGAGACCGCCAGTGCCGTACCCCCGATGTCGGTCTTGCCAAGGGGGCCAATGGGAGTCGCGGGAGCCAGAACGCACGACGCGAGGATGTTCCATTCCACCCAGAGCAGGGTCGTGCCGTCGGGGGTGTAGACGTTGTGACGCTCGACCCGATCCAGCGTCAGGATGTTGAAGTGGACATCGTTGTAGGACAATTCCATACTACATCCAGTACGCTTGGAAAGTTCGGGTCTCGCCGGGTGCCATCGGTTGCGGAAAAAGGTCGTCCGATTGCGTATGGTCTACTAGATAATCCTCGGGCTGGGACGCGGGCGGGAGGTAGGCCTGCTCCTGTTCAGGTGTTTGCTGATCCACGTCGTCGGGCACCTGAGGATTGTCGTTCGGGCCGGAGGGTGCGAGATCGGCGACTTCTTGGTCCTCCGGTTCCTCGGTGTCATCGTCCGGGATCGAATATCCACCGGGGGTTGCCAACGGCTGCTGGTCGGGAACCTGCGGATGAACCGGGGCTTCCTGAGGGCCTTCAACTTCCACCTCCGGCCGCTCGGGGGCATCGTGAGCTTCCGACTGGGCCAGCAGGGGCGGTTCGGGAGTCTCGGGGCCTTCGACATCTGCCTCGGGCCGTTCCGGTGTCTCATGGTCCCCGGCTTCCGCTTCGGGTCGCTCGGGAGTCTCGTAATCCTTAGCCTCGACATCCGGTCGCGTTGGGCCGAGGATGTCGTCCATCGTGGGCATTTGAAAGCCGGCCGGATTGTCCGTAGGATTCCGCTCGCGGTCGTGTTTGGCCGGGTCCGGGTAGAACGGGACTTCCTCATCCTTCCCGTCGTCCTTGAAGTAGTCCTCCCAGACGAACGGCGTGTTGAAATCGAAGTCGGGCTGGGTGTGTTTGAGCGGCATAAAAATCTTTCAGTATTTCTGAACTACCGGGGTCGCCTCTCGGCGGCACGACGCTAGAATGAGGAGACCAAGGGAGAGATACCGTGACCAAGACATTCAAGAAGTCGAATGGCCAGACCGTCGGTGGCTCGGTGTTCCTCGAAGGCCCAGCGGCGGTCGTCTTCGGCATCCACACCCTCTGGGTATACCTCAAGAACGAAAATGGCACCCTTCGGAACGACTACCACTGCTATGGGTTCGAACAGGAAGCCCGCGACCGTCAGCCGGGCCTCTACTTGACGGCTATTTGCGGCTGGCCGAGCCGATCCGCCGCATGAGGTCACTGACGGCACCCTCGGCCACCTGAGCCTGCGTCTTCTTGGGCGGTTGGTCATTCAGGAGAAGGCCGAGGATGACATCGGGGGCCGGGGCGACGGGTGGGGCAACCAGACCACTGCGAATGGCCTTGTGCAGCCCCTTGTATCGCGTGCGGATTTCGGACCATTCCTGCGACAGCCGCACGATGGTCCACCAGCACCAGTCGTCGGGAGCGGAGGCGTCCAGCACCTTCCGCCCGAGTTTGCCGAGTGCGACTTTGTCCTTCTTTCGCAGTAGCTCCATCAGGTTTGGAGCGTGACGGAAGAGGGCGTAGTAGGTAGAAAGCAAGGTGTCCATATGTGGTCCAGTGAAATCCCGACGGTTGAAGGGTGGTATCTCGTGGCCGAACCCGACACCGAACCCATTGCCGTCTACCTGTTGGAAGACTGATTCTGGGAGTGCCGCCAACTGATCTGGTCCCGATACTGCCAAACTTCAGCAGCATGGGGTCGTGACTGCCGGTTTTTGCCGATCCCTCACGACCCCATGCTGCTGGACACCACTACCCTTACTGGACGTTAGCCAACGCCACGTCCGCCGGGAAGTCTTCGGTGCGTTCCGAGTAGCACTTGAATCCGAGCGGGTAGGCACCACCGCCCGACGGAACGCCGCCCCAGAGGTTCTGCATCGAGAAGGCGATCAGCTTCAGGTTTTCCGTGGTGCCGATTTCCACGTCCTCCACGGCCTCGATCTTGGCCACGGGGAAGTAGCGGCCCTTGGGGATGCCTGCCGAGCCGAGCGGGGCATTGACGGTGCCGTAGAAGGGGTACAAGGCCCACAGTTCCACCGTCTGGGTGCCGAACTGGAGTGCCCCGACGGCGAGCGAGTTCTTGACGCCGACCCCGAAGCCGCTATCGTAGCCGCCCGCGTTCTGCATGGCGTCGAGGGCGACCTTCGAGTACCGGTTGAGTGCGAGGCCCACCAGACCCGTCTCGCCTTGGTCGATGGAGTTGAACGGCTTCTTGCGTCCGCCGAGGTCGTTGAAGACATCGAGCGACAGCTTCTCGACCTTCATCTGGGGCTTGGTCTGGCAGGTGCCCAGATACCAGATTTTCGCCGGGTTAGCCGCGTAGAGTGGCGTGCGGACGAACCAGTGAACGGGACCGGTGACGTGGATCGCCGGGAATGAGGATTCGACAGCCATAAGAGGTTTCCTTATGTGGAAGAAAGAGTTACCGACTGAACCGGGTTGGTACTACGCCAAGTGGCCGGGATGCGGCGAGCGGTGGATCACGTTTCGCATGGACGCCGAGAACCGCCATTCGATACCGAGGCCGACCCTGCCCGGCTGGCGGTTCCTCAGGATTCCTTCCCCGCCACCCCTACCAACAGCGACCCCGGTTGAGGCCGCTGGAGAAACCAAAGCTCCCGTACATGGGGTTGTAGGTGGAGGGTGGGATGGTTGAGGCACCCGACCCGCTGACCGTCGGCGAGTTCGGAATGCTGGCGTCGAGGTTCGCTTGGATGTCGAAGATCGCCTTCCCATCCTGAAGCAATGCCAGCGTTTCCTTGGTCTCGGCGAGCGTGGGGATGAACTTGCTGATGGCCGCTTCATCCACGAGCCGCCGACGCATGAGGTACGACACGGTGAGATCGCACGCCATGCGGGTGACTTGCGATGCGACTTCCGGGTACGAGATGCGGGTCGATACGGGAGCCGGTTCGCCGCCGCGTTGGGTGTAGAGGATGGCCTCTTGAATGTCTTGGACGCTGTACTTCTGGCCACGTTGAATTCGCATGTTGATGTATGCGGTGGCGTCCGAGATCGCGGTCTTCAGGATTACGGACATATCGTCGCCCGACAGCAGGATCGTGTCCTCGGGCGTCGTATCGTCATCCACGAGGTACTGCCGGACCCTCCGCTCGTCGAACCGGGCGATGAGGTCTTCCCCGGTGCAGTACAGGACTGAGGCAATGTAGGGCATCTTACTTTAACCTTGGAGGCAACCATGTTCACGAAAGAGAAACCCGTGGCGGTCGGTTGTGAAGTAATCGGCCGCATCGAAAATACATGGGACAAGTCCGAGTTCCTCAGGATTCCTGATCCGCCCGCCCGGTAACACAAGCAGCCCGAGACCCGAATAGGCGGTCTCGGGCTGCTTCGTTGGGCCTTCATTACCGGCCGCAAGCTCTTAGCTGAACACGTTGGTGATGAGACCCGCCGTGACGTTCGTGGTAAACTGCACGTCGTAGTAGTCGTTCACCGCCGCCTCGACGATCTCGTGGAACTCCAGCGTGTTCGTCTTGACGCTCATGTCGTAACCGTCCACGAGGAAGAACGACAGGCTCGTCTGGTTCGTCACCGCCGGGCTGAGACCCTTGTTCTCCACGTCGCCGATGACCGTCACCAGCAGCAGAAGGTTGTCCGGGAACACGAACGCTTGGGCTTCGGGAGCCGTCACGTCGTCGCGGGAGAACAGGTTGGCCGTGGTGTCATCGACCACGACCGGGTGGCCATAGAGCATGTCCGGGATGCCCCACTTGGCACCGTTCGGCGTCACGGCCAGCTTGTCGGCCCCGCCGGCTGCCGTCAGAACCGCGTTGGCGTACTGCGACCGCACGAAGATCGAGTGGATTTCCTGCGTGTTCGCGAGCAGTTGGGCCGTGTTCGGGTTCATCACCACCACGATGTCGCCCGGATTCACGCTGGCCGACGCATCGCGGTTGATGCGGAGGCTGATGTACGCGAGGGCCTTCTTGATGCGGGGGTCGGTTTCCGTGCCGCCCGAGAGGACACCGCCGCCGGCAGCCGTGGCCGTTGCAACGTGCGAGGTGATGTGGTTGGCCGCGTTGGTCGCCAGAGCGATGGCGTCCAGCGTCCGCACGACCATCGCTTGGTTCGCACAGTTTTCCGTGGTGGACTTCATCACGTCGTAGTCGGCGTTCTTGACCGTGATGAGGTCGAAGGTGCAGCCGTAGGACTTCCGCTTGGCGTTGTACGGCAGTTCTTGGAAGCGGAGGTTGTTGTTCAGGCCGCTCGGACGCAGGTTGCCCGGTGCCCAGTCGAACTCGGTCGAGCTACCCGACTTCACGCGGTTGTAGTCGAGCGGGTTGATCTGACGCCAGAGGCCTTGCGGCACCTTGACGTTCCGCCACCGGGTCCAGTTATTGAGGGCGTACTTCGAGCGGTTGCGGCTGAAGCCCACCACGAGGTTGCCCGACAGTTCCAGCGTCGGGATGTATACACTCGTCGGGCCGGGCGTGACATAAGGCATTGGGAGGGCTTCCTGAAGAGGCAGATAGCGACCAAGAGGTGTTGGCGGTTTCCGTGGTCGCTACGGTGCCCGCGTGAAGATGGAGGCAGCCCTCAGTAATCCTGAGAGCCGCCGAAGGTTGTCATTACGGCTTGACGTAGGGTTCGATCACGCAGACCGTCGCACGGGCACCGATGGCAGCCGCGAAGACGGAACGGGCACAGACGAGGTCTCCGGAAACGGCGAGGATGCACTGGCCGGAGGCGTTCGGCGTCAGTTCCACGTCTGCGGCGATGGCGACGGCACCGACCTTCCAGTAGCACTCGGTGCCGGCCGTGTGGTAGGTGATCTGGTCGCCGGTTTCCGCGTGGGCCGTGATGGTGACGCCCGGAAGCGGGTGATACTTCGGCCAGTCAGCCGAGATGCCGATGACTCGGTGGGTGGCCTTCGCGGTGGCGGTGGCAGCCGTGGTCGCCGCCGTGCGGTAGATGGCGACGGCCGGTTCGACGACAGCACTGGCCCGGACTTGCGGCTTCCGAAAGACTTGGAAAGGACTCATGTTGAAGTGTTCCTACTTGGACGAAGGGAGGTTGGGATGGGATCGACGGGCCAGTGCTATTTCGTTGGTGTCGGGTTACTTCCCGAACTCGTGGGGAAACTTGCCGGTGACGACCTTGCACGCGGCCTCGTAGCTGAGGTTGCCGTTGGATCGCAGGGCCGTCTCGCGAATCTTGGCGTCCTGCTCGGGGGTCATGGCGTTGTTGGTCTTTTCCTTGCGGCTGGCTTGGACCACGCTGTCGAGGATTTCGCCGCCGACCGGGGCTTGACCGTATTTCTTCTCGATCCGGGAAAGCTGACGGACCCGCTGTTCGGCCGGGAGTGCCATCAGGAGGATGAGGTCTTCCTGCTTGTCTTCTTCACTCTCCCAGAGGACACCCTTCTTTTCGAGGGCATCGAGTTCGCGGGAGAGTTGCAGCTTGGTCTCCTTGGACTCCAGTTCGGCGATGCGGGCTTCGAGTTCGGCCTCGCGGCTGGCTTGCATGGGCTTCGGTTCCGGCTTCTTTTCTTCCTTCGGGGCTTCCGCCGGCTTGGTTTCCCCGCCCTTGCCTTGGGCCTCGTATTGGGCGATCAAGGCTTCGAGTTCCGGATCATCCATCTCTTCGCCTTCCGCACCTTCGGTCGGGGCACTCGTGGCAGATTCCGGCGGCTTCGCGGCTCCCGCCGAACCCGCTTCAGGATTGCTGAGGCTGGCGAGTTGGGTCGTGAGTTGGGCCATCGCGGCGGCGAGATCGTCCAGCCGCTTGTTGATGGTTTCCATGCCGAGATTCTTCGGGCTATCGGCAGGCTCGACTTTCTTATCTTCCGGCATCGTGAATCCACCTTGAAAGGGTTCGACTGTGAGACTTTCGGCACCCCGCGAAAGCTGGATCGTGCCGAGTCGCCGCCGGGGAGTCGTTCCGCCGAGAAGGGCGATGGGATCAATCTCGTGTGAACTGGGCCAGAGTTCGGCCGACCATCGCACAAGGTTGCCGCAGTGTTCTCGAATCTGCGGAAGTTTCTGTTTCTCTAACCAATAATCCGCGAGGGGCACGACTCCCAGATTGGGCAGATCAGCTTTCCTGAAATTTCGTGCCAGACCGACCGTCGGGGTCTCGTCGTCCTTCCGTCCTTGGTCCCGCAGGTTCAGGTGGCCGAGGATCAGCGGGCTGCAATTCCCCGTGGCTTCGAGGTGCTGCATCCGCTCGACCGTCTTGTGCATCCACTCCGGGTCGAACGAATCGAAGCAGTCCACCACCGGTACGTCCGGGATGATGTGGTACAGTTCGGGATCGAGGTCGAGGACTGCGGTCTTCATACTAGGATAATCCGTCCGACCGCCGCTTCAGCAACTCGCGGAACAGCTTGGCGGCACCCTCGCGGGTCGGGGCGGAAGGTACGTTCACATGGCCCTTGTTTTGGAAGTAGTCGGAACCCGCTTCCTTCTGGAAAGCCACCGCCAGCTTCTGGGCCGTCTGGTTTGTTTCTTCCGGGCCTTGCGAGAGGACGTGAACGGTATCCACGAGGTCCGGCCGGTGATCCGTCGGCAGGAATGTGGCAAACTCGATCCCGCTGTTCAAGAGCCGCTTATGGGCATCGGCGAGTGGGATCGGCTTCTCGAAGGAGACGATGTGCTGGGCGTCTTGTCCCTTCTCGTCCGGTTTGAAGAGTGCCACACCCTTCTGCCGGTGTCGGAGACCGAGGATGGCCCCGGCCTTCTCCACTGCTTCCGGGTCGGTCTCGGTCAGGCTGGATTCTTCCGCCCCGTCGCTCCACGTTCCGATGGCGGGATAGGAGACACCGAGGCGACTGGCCGTTTTCAGTAATCCTGAATGGGCATCCTTCTTGTAGTTCTCCAGAGCGTGTTCGAGAGTTGATCCCTCCCGCTCGCTACTAGAAGCGTATACGGCACCGTGGGGCTTCCGGGCTGCCTCAGCGGCGTTTGCCAGAGCATCCCCAACGGCATCTTTGCTCACGGGCTTGGTCTCATCCATTATGAATTCTCCTTATCGAACCCGTGGCTGCTCAGGGCGTGCTTGATGGCGTGGGCGAAGTCTTGGCTGTCGTTACGGGCACCGAACAGGCGGTGGAAGTGCTGCTCCGCGTACCACAGGACAGCCTGAAGGTCGGCCGGGGCCATACCCAGTTCCTGCGAGGCCTTGCGGGCGATGCGGGCGTACAGTTGCTTCTGCGGGGCCGAGGGAGCCTTGTCGTTTTTCGTCAGCTTCCCGAGCCAGCGGTTGATCGAGCGGGTCCACCAAACGTCCTGAGTGACGTGCTGGGGGTCGCCGGAGATGTTGCGGACGAACGGCCCTTGCTTGGGACCGAAGATGAAGCTGCCGGGAGTATCCTCGTGGGGCAGCAGACCGGAACGCTCGACCTTGCCGCCTCTCACCTTCTCAACTTCCTTGTGCGGGTGGGACTGCTCCAACCAAGCCGCTGCCTTCTCGTAGTCGCCCCCGAATCCCTTGATGACGTTCTGGAGCAGTTGGATGTGCTGGGCGTTCGTGGATGCCCGGCTGCTCCAACCCTTGGCCTTGAGGTTGCCCTCGGCGTCCGGCGAAGGGAACGGGACTTCCTTATACTTGGCGGGCGGCAGTTCGGTCTTACCATCCATTGACATTGCCTTGCCCGCGATGTTCCGGCGGCCGACGATGTTGCCAGCCTCGTCCTGCAAGCCCCCCACGACGGAGAAGGGAGACGACACGCCACCGCCGCCCCGCTTGCTCTGCTCCTTGAGGTCCGCACCGTACTTGTTGTGCCATGCGGTGTGCTGCTCGGGAGTCATGCCGACGTGGTGGTGGTCGCCCGGCCCGTACTTCTTGGTGACGGCTTCGAGGTAATCGTGAAGCGGCTGCACGTTGTAGCCGTCCATACCATCGAACGGCCGCAGCGGGTTCTTCTTGATGCCGGTCTTCAGAATCTTCAGTGCCGATGCGAGGTTGTCCACCGGCTTCTGGTTGTTGCTGGTGAAGCCGACCATGTTCTTGAAGAGACGTAGGGCAGCCGTGGGTTCACCCTTGCGGCCCCAGAGTTCATGGTTCTCGATCTTCTTGCTCTTGGGGTCGAACGGCACCTCGCGGGACAGGAGGTCGTGGAGTCCCTCGTCCAGCTTCTTCACGCTGCCACCGTACCACTCCGCACCGTCCGACAACGGCATGTAGCTACGGGCGTCGTTAACTGCGTGCAGGACCAAATGGTCGAACAGCTTGCCGCCCTTCAGCCCCTTGGGAATCTGCTTGTTGGTAACGTAGTCGAGGAACTTGTGCAGGTGTTCCAGCTTCGAGGACTTGATGTGGCCGGTCTTCTTATCCCACGAGTAGCCTTCAGAATTACTGAGGCGGTGCTTCTCGGGAACCCCGTACTCCTTCTCCATGCCGAGGAGTTCTTCGTGCTTCAGGGTGGGCAGCTTGAAGCTGTGGGTGCCCGAAGGCAGCACGCGGGCGACCGATGCCGGCGGGGCTTCCTCTTCACGGGCCAGTTGCTCGGGGAGGGCCACCGGGGGGTTGATAGGAGCGGAGTAGCCCCGATGTTTGCCGCGTAGGTGGTGGTGGATGGCTGCCCATTCTTCCGGGCGAAGCGGAACGCTGCCCCATACCGCCTTCTTACCCCCGTAGAGGTGGAGCATGGCAGCCGGGGCTTTCCGTTTTCCGTCGGCGTGGTCGAAGTGGGCCGTTCCCAACCGGATCGACGCCAGTTCACCGTTCTTACTGTCCAGTGGGAAGCCTTGGTAGTCGTCAGCCAGCGAGGCGTCGTCCACAAAGGTGTGCGGTCCCTGTTGACCCGCGACCTGAGGAGTCTTCGGGTCACTCTCTCGCTGAAAGAACCGTCGGAAAACGGGAGCGAGCGGGTGCTGGTCTTCCTGAAGTCGATCAGCGAACGCCCCGAGGTCGGTGTGTGATTCCGGGTTGATGCCCGCCAAGTGCGTTTCTTGATCGGGAGTCCACACCGGTCCCGCCTTACTCCGCGAGAGTTGCACCGGCTGGGCATTCTTCCGCACGTCCCGGATACGCTTCAGCAACCGCGGGAGGTACTTGCCGCCGGGGTAGTACAGGCCGTTCGCGACCATGCCGCCCGAGGGAGCCTTCAGTGCCGCGAGTTGTTCCGGGGTTTCGAGGTGCTTGAACATGCGTTCGGCGTCCGGGTGAGTGGTGAGGCCGGCCTTCAGTGCGGTACGATTGCTCATACCAAATAATCCAGACAGTTACACCAGAACGTAGGTGACGTGGCCACCGACCGCCACCGCACCAGACAGGTTGAGATTCAGGGCCTCCCCCACGCCGCCCGTCCACCAACCCGACAGTTCGCTTGGAGGCACAACGATGCCGGAGTCGGTCGAGTTCAGACCCATGAGACCAGTAACGTCGGTGGCGGCGGACTGCCACTTCACATCCACAGCGGCCTTCGTCTTGAGGACGTAGGCGATGACCTTGATCCGCTTTCCGGTGACCGCTGCGATGACCACGTTGGCCCCAGAACTGGCGGCGGACACGACTGCGTTCGGCATGATTCAGGTTTCCTTTATGCAAGTCCCGTGAACGTGATGTTTCCGAGGTCTTGCGGGACGGTCAGGGTGAAAGGGCCGTAGTTGTTGTAAGGCCCGGCGATGGACAGATACCGGGGGTTCCCGCTGGTGGCCGCGGCGAAGTTGAAGGCCCCCGACCCGTTCGTGGTTGTGCTATTGAGGACCGAGAACGACCCGTTAAGCAGATTGATGGCGGCATTGCCAATACCGGCGTTGAGTTCATCCTTGGCGACCCCGCTCAGCCCCGTCGCACCTCCACCGAGGACCGAAGCGGGGCAGCCGGCCATCGTAGTGAGAAGCGGCATGGGAATCCTAGATGTTGGGGTAGACTGTGAACGGGTGAAGTTCGCTGAACCACTTCCCGGTCGGCAGTTCAACGTAGCACTGCATGGTCCACTTGCCGATCATGCTGATGTCGCCGGCAATCGTGACGTAGCACAGTTTGCCGTCGGTCCCGTTGGTGCGGAACGGGATGTTCGTCTTGACAATCGTGGTGCCATCGGGTCGCCGGAGGGTCATGTTCTTGACGGTCGCGGTGGACACATCGAGAATCTGGCGGTTCTGGTCGAACAGAGTGTCCGTCAATCGAGTCCCAACGTCGTTCTTGTGGATGAGGGGGTTTGGCATGTCTTCGGCGTCCCATTCTTGCCAGATGATGGATTCGAACTCCACGTTGGCGGGCGTGTTGTCGGGGCCTCGAACGATAAGGCCAGTTCCGGTGACATCGGCCAGAATCTTGGACGCCTGAATGGCCTCCACTCGCACTAGGATCGTTCCTGAGCCACTCACGGCCGAGAGGGTCGCCGCCCCGGTTCCTTGGTTTATCGGCCCGCCTGAGGCCACCTGAGTGACATCCGCGAGCGTTCGGCTGCCGGACATGATCCATGCGGCTTGCCCGGTAGCATCCCCAACAATGTCATCCAAGACGTTCGAGGGCGACAGAACCATCAGGGCGGTGCCGAGAACATTCGCCAGAGTCTGCGAGGCCGAAGCGAGTTGCCCCAAAGTGAATGAGGCGGTGCCCAGCACGTCGCCGAGGAGAACCGATCCCTGTAACTTGGCGACCGGCCCCCCGATACCGGTGCCCGTCACGGAGGCCAGCACGGATGCCCCAACGCCAGTGATGGTGACAAGCACCGAACTGGTCGCGGTGATCCCGTCGAGGGTGACCGCCCCGACGCCCAGAATTCCTGAGATGCCGGCCCCCGCCCCGGCCACGTCCGCCAGAGTCTTGGAGGCTGCCGCGTTGATGCCGACGGTGGCCGAACCGACACCGGTGAAGTCCGCCAGAGTCTTGGACGCCGCCCCGGTGATGTTGAGGGTGCCCAATCCGGCCGAGACTACTGGGTCGAGCGTGCGTGCCCCGACCCCTGCGATGCGAACGGTTCCGACCGAGACGCCCACCACATCTGCCAGAGTCCGGGAGCCGATGCCCGTCGTGGCGATTGTGGCCGTGGCGACTTGAGTCACATCGGCGAGAGTGACATTGGCGAATAGCGTGGGGCCGTTAGTGATCGCGGCGGCGGCGACCTGAGTCACGTCGGCAAGAGTGACGGCCCCGGTCAAGACCGCCCCGACGATAATTGTGCCAGCACCGGTAATGTCGGCCAGCACTCCACCGCCGACCGCCAACGTATAAGGCCCGGCCGTGAGCGGTGCAGCCTTTCGCGTCAGGAAGTTGGGGTAGAACGGGGGCCGTCGGAAGATACCCCGCATGTTCTATTACCCCTCTTCTTGAACATAGAGCGTACCGTACATCGTCAAACCATCAACCGGGGCCACCGGGAGTCGAACGACCAACCGCTGGCCACCCGCAACGCCGATCTGCATTTCGGGCGGCAAGACGGGTGCATAGGGGCCGCGAATGTTCCAGCCTTCCGAGTGCAGGATGGCCACGGTGCCGGTGTTGGCGACGGTCGTGTTGTTGGTCTCGGATACGAACCCGGCAGCCACATCCGACGGGTTGACCGGTGCCGGCGTCGGGGTAGAACCGCCCGAGCCGCTGACGGTGTAACCACGGATGAATTGGATCGGAACGATTTCTTCTTGGGCATCGCCGACATCGGAGGTCTGCCCAACGTAGCAAGCGAGAATCTTGAGGGGCTTGCCGGCCGCAGCAGTGACCTCGAACAGGTCTTGGATGGCCGTGACGTTGATGTTCGAGAAAGTGACAGTATAGACGCGGGCCATGTGTTACCTCGTGAATGACGATGCTGGGATGCGTGCGAAGGGTCCGGGCGGACGTGACGAGCGGATGGGAGGTAGTAGGATTGCACATTCGCGAACCAGAACAATGCCACTACCCACGGTAAAGAACACCGCGTTGGTTCCGCTCAAGCCTGTTTTGTACGCAGCCCGATAATTCAGTAATCCTGTGGTGCCATTCCCGATACTGGTGCCATCGGTGGTGGGCACGCCGGTCTGTCCAACACACAAAGCGACGATAGCGGTTTGAACCGAAGACAGGCTGTATCCCGAGGCCGGATAGGTTCCTGCACCGCTCGTGCTGACGTTACCGAGATCGTTGATGGGCGGGTAGTTTGGGGTCTGGCCGCTAAGTTCGAAGCACGCCAGCACTAGTTTGCTGCTGGCGGTGTCGGACTGGTTGCCTAGATTGGTCGCCGTGATGGTCACCGTATTCCCACCGCTCGTCGAGGCATCGGCATACACCGCGTCCCCAATGAGGTACAGGTAGGGGTTTCCAGACGCGGTCGGGTCGCCGTTCTGGATCATGGTCAAACCGGTGGACGCCCCCGATCCGTTTTCTTGATACCAACCGAATTCCGCCGCGTTACCCGAATATCCATATGTCGAGCTAAACGCGGGAATAGCGACCGAGGGCGTCCCATCGAGAAATGCCCCAGCAATGGCGACAACCACGTTTCCGGGCGTGACCGGGGCCGGAAACGTCGCCGAGACCGCTTGGGGGCTGGTCGTGACGTTTCCGGTCTGGACGACGCTCTGGACGACGGAGATGGCCATTAGTTACCCGCAGTCCAAGAGAAGCCGGTGATCGTGACCGTTTGCGTGGCGGCGAAGGAGGTGTTCTGGACTTCGAGGTCACCACCGCCACCGGTGACCGTCACGGTGCCCTGCGAGTGCTGTGTGGTGCCATCGCTCGCGTAGATGCGGTAGTGACCCGCCGTACCAGTGGCATCCGCCGAGGCATCTTGCCACGTCCCGGAGAGGGACTTGACGCCCGCCGCCGCCGCCAACATCCAGTCGGACGGGAGGTTGATCGTGGCGAGGACGGTGCCGCTGTCGGCGTCGGTGATGGCTGCCGGGACCGCCCCGGTGCGAATCTTCAGGATCGCCGAGGTGCCGATGGCCGACTCCAGAGCGTCTAGCATGGCATTTTTGCAAGCGATGCTGAACTTGATGGCCATAGAGAGGTACTTCCTTTATAGATGGAGGTGGGAGGCGACTTGTTTAATCCAATTCAGGAATTCCGAGGTGCTTCTATCCCGTTTGGCGTAGTTGCAGTGTTTACAACAGGAAACGACATTATCGAGAGTGTACCCTTTATCACTGTCTACTCGATCTAATCCGTTGTAAGCGTAGGTGCCGTTTTGCTCGGGATGAGCCGATAAGTTACCGGCCGGGTTCCCACAGTAGTAACACGGCTTCTCGGCCAACCGAATGGCGTCCGCGTCTGCTAGGCCCCACGGAATGTTCCGCATTTTGGCACTGTATTTGAAAGAACGTAACACCGTATTCCGGGCAGCTTGACCCCTCGGCAGTGTAATCCGTTCTTTCAACTTCTCAGTGGCGATACATCCACAAGAAGTGGTCGTCCCGTTCCGCAGACTGGACCCGCGAGTTTCGAATACTGTGCCGCAACTGCACTCACAGACCCAACCGAATTCCCTGCCACGGCGTTTATGGGCTACTCGCAGAACTTTGAGTCGCCCATACTCCTTGCCCGTCTCATCTTTCATATGGGTGGTATCCAATCACACGAAGAGAAAGGACTTGGCGGTGGGTTTAGGAGCCTGCGTCGGCGTGTTGGCGTTCGTAGGCTTGGATGGCATTGCGGTGGCCTTCGCGGGCACCGGCACTTTCACCACCACGTCCCCGGAGGGTTGAGAAGTCGCCCCGGAATTGCTGGGTGTTTGCGGCATTGGCGTCTTTCAGGATTCCTGAATTCTGGAGATTGACCACCGCGACCCGATTGAATCCATCTTTGGGGATTACCCGCACCATCGGCGAACTGAGTGCAGGAGCGAGGGCCTCATACAACTTATCCGTCGGTAGGGGGCTGTCGAAAACCGTCAACGAGTGATTTCCGGTATCGTTCTGGTGGAAGACGTGGAGATCGGGCGACCCTTGGCCATTCAGCAGGCCGTAGTAGTGGCCGACGTAGTTCACGGCGTCCGGTTCGTTGTTGTGGGCGATCTCGGCGTAGCTCCCAGCGTCCATACCGCTCGCGTGCAGGGCGTAGCTACCACCGAACGCGACCGGCTTCAGCTTGGCTTCAAGCAGCAGCTTCAGGAGCAGCTTCTTACGGGCCATGCCTTGCTGGGAGAGATCGGACTCCACGGGGCGGCTGAGTTGCAGCTTCGGTGTCACGCTCTTGGGCAACACGGCAGCCTTTTGGTCCGCGAAGGGACGTTCGGTTACTGGCTTGTGGCCGTGGGGACCGAAATTCACCCAAGAGTTCTGGCCGTGCGTTTCGGTCGTCAAGGCGGCACGGGCGAGCGGGCTGAAGAGGCGGGCGTGTTCACCCCATGCTTGGAACTCACCCTTGGGACCGAACTGGTGGCCGTCCTTGGCGTGGGCCAGCACATCATGGACGCCGCGAAGGAGGTCGTTATACTTCACGCCCGGCATGTGGGGGACTTCCTCCATCAGCGGGTGGTCGTTGAAGCGGGCATCGGAACCGAACCCCTCGGCCGTCTTGAAATACTTGACCCGCTTGTTGGCCAGCACGTCGGCCTGCATGTCCTTCGAGTCCTTGTACGGCTGTCCAGCTTGTTCCCACGGCTCGAACTTGATACCGGCCTTCGTGAGGTGGTGGTGCTGGGCGAGCAGTTCAACCTTCAGTTGGTTATAGGCTTTCTTAACGAACGGGTGGTCGGGCTGGTGCTTCAACTTGTCGAACACCGCGGCCGTCCGCTTGCCGAGGTCCGGGTCGAAGACGAACTTGCCGTCGGTCGGGTGGATGTCGAGGCCGAAGCGATCCTTGTGCTTCTCGTGGTAGCCTTCGGCGAGATCGTGCAGGAAGTTGCGTTTGCTGGCTGCGAGTTGCACTGGGTTCTCTTTTCGTTTGATGGAATACTTGATGAGGTTGCTGCCCGGCTGTGCTTCGCGAACCCCCTCATAATCGGGGTGCAATCGGCCGACTCGCGAGATGAGGTAGTTGTAGAGCTTCACCCGCGAAGGCTCCGAGGAGTCCGCAGAGAAACTGACGGCCTTCGGTTCGGTGTCATGCAGGTGCTGGTGCAGCAGGCCGATGACGTGACCAAACACTTCCTTGGCGTGGCCGGTGCCGGTGATGCCCTGCTGGTTCTCACCCTCTTGAAGTCCAAACTGAAATCCATAGTCGCCCGGAGCCTTCTGGTGCATGAAGGCACTGTACTTCCGGCCATTCCCGACCGTGAAGTTCGAGCGGCGTCCCTCTCCCTGCACCCCGGTCATCTTGGACCACTTCGGGTCTCGACTTAGTTGCTCGGGGGCCGTGGGCGGTACTCGCTCGACCGGCACCGGTTTCCACATGGTCACGATGTCGCGGCCGTTGTTGTACCGGGCACCGTGATAGCCGGCCTCCTCCAGCGTGTGCAGGAGATGGCTGATGCTGTGGGCCTTGGGCAGGTGACCTTCGGGGTCCGTGCGGAGGTCGTATACGCTCTTGGCCGGCACCTTGGCGGTGAAATGCTCCCCGAAGACGACTCCCTCTTTCTCCTTGGGGTCGACGTAGAAAAACGAGCGGGGGAATGCAGACTCCCGGTGTTCGGCCTTGGTGTATTTGTTGCGATTCGTGCTGAACTTATCGGGATCGACGACGGCGTTCTCCCACGGCAGTTCGCTGCTGAAGTGGTGGAGCGTCAGGAATTCTGAATCGTCCTCGCGGGCCAACTGTTGAGGCTCCGGCCATCCCTGTTTAACCTTATCCGCTTGCATCTGTTTGACGTGGTCTTTATGGACGAGGTAGTAGTCCCTCTGAACGTGGGTATCTCCCTCCTCCATACCATCACTGTGCAACGCGACGTAATCGGGATGGATGCGGTGAACCCGCTTAGCCAACCAGTCGTACATCTTGACTCGCGAAGGCTCCGCACCGTCGGCCGAGAACTTCAGGACGTTCGGTTTGTGTCCGTGTAGGTGTTCGTGGACAAGGGGGACCATCTTCATCATAACCGAGCGGGCGTCGGCAACACCCATATCACCTTTCAGTGAGTAGGCATTCCCTTTCCCGCTACGGCGGCTAAACAACATTGAAGAGAGACCACGGGCGGGATTGTGGTCAATGTTGGCCGTGAATTCCTTACCGCCGATTTCAAAATCATGGTGGAGGAATTCACTATTTGACTGGGGGTGCTTAACGGAGGACCACAGTTTCGTCGTCATACCTTGATTCCCTTCGATTTCATGTAGGTAAGGAGGGCCTTACTGTGGGGACTGTCGGGGTCCGTCTCGAAGGAGAGGTTGTCGAGCGAGAAACCATGTTCCTTCCAGCGGGCGACGTTCTCGGGGTCTGCCATCACCGAGTGCCAGTCCTTGTGGCCGGGGAACATATTCTTGGCCCGCGAGGTTAGCTTCGCATTGAATCCCAGTCGCGGCCATGTGTAGTAGCCGTTCATCTGGTCGCTGTCCCGATCCGACCGAACGGCGTCCGTGATGTGAATGGCCGGAATCCCCATCTTGCGAGCGGCGATCACTTGGCGGGCGAGGGTCTTCGTGCCGGCACCTTGCCCACCCCCGTGATAGATGCCGAAGCTGTGGTTCTCCAGTCGGTTGCCTTCCGCAGTACCGGGGAGACCGGTGGCCGAGTGTCCGCCCCATTGGTCGCTGTTCCGCCAATCCGAGGACACCTGAATGTGATCGGGGTCGCCGAAACGGTCACTGCCCACATGGAAGATATGGGCGTGCGACTCGGGGTGGATGCGGAGTGCGTCGTGCAGAACATCCTTACCGTGGGCGGCGACTAGCCTCTGGTAGATGTCCTCGGCTTTAGGCTCGTGGAATTTCAGGACCGGCATACTCTCTCCATGCTTGCAAGTTCGGGCTGCCGGGCGTCAGGTCGAATACCATGTTGCGGAGCGGGCCACCGAATTTACGCCACTGTTCGCGACCTTCAGGAATACTGAATAGGGAGAGGAGGCTTCGGCGTGCCACGGTGGCCAAATCCTGCCTATCCCAGTATCTCACAGTCATCCAGTGGGCCTTGCCTTCGAACCCATATCGCGGCCACACATAGTAACCGCACCACTGCTCGGCCTTCTTGGGGCTGCCCTTGGCGTGGGGAATGACGATCCGCTTCGCCCCGAGATACAGCCAGTTGGACAGGAGCGAGCGGAACTTCTCTCGGCCCCAACCCGGCGTCTGCCCTTTGTACCAGAGGTAGTCGAGGGCGACGGTGGGCCACTTCTTCACGTCGAGGATCAACTCGAATTCATCGTTCTCCTCGGACAGCCGCCCGTCATCCTTGTTATAGAACAGGCTGTCCGAGGGGGGCTTGGGTTGATCCTTTTGCAGCCCCAGCATCGTCAGGTGCTTCTTGTTGAGCTTCATACACGGGCAATCCTTCCTGCATCCCGTCCACGGAGGTGGGCTGCATGGGGGCTGGACCGCCGAGTTCTTCATCTCCCGGCTTGATGGGCGGGAGTCCGGCAGCTTTCTTGAGGGCGGTGAGGTTGATCTTCCCGCCGGCACCCACGATGAACTGGGCCGCTTCCAGTTGCTGGCCGACGTTCGGGGTGTCGATGTCGAAGACGTGTCGAGGCGGCGGCATCCCCGGATAGGACCACCGGTGGATCACGGTCACGAAGTCGCGGCTGAGGCTGGCCGAGAGCAACAGGGCGTCGAACTTGACCACCCCGCTGAAGGTGTTGGCGTGCAGGGTCGCAATGCCGTCGTTCAGTCCCCCGCCTTCGTTCATCGTGGTGCCGCCCTGACCCAAGATCATGCGGCGGATCACATCGTCGTAGTAGTTGGCGATCAGGTCCGTGATGAGGTTGGTCGATGCCGCCGACGGGTTCAGCATCTGAATCGGGTCGTACTTCGGGTCGCCGCTGTCGGGAGCCACGGGCATCAGGAAGAACGGCTTGCCCTGAGACTCCATCGCCCGAGCCTGCATCTCCATCATGTGCTTTTCGTTACCGAGTTCATAACGCAGCACCATCAGGCCTTGGGCGAACCACCGGAGGTAGTCGGCCAGCAACCCGGTCAGCATGTTCTTCGCGGCCCAGAACCAGTACAGGCGGTGACGGAGGCCCACGCCCTGCACGGCACCCGCCATCTGGCCCTTCCAGTACGGGGCGTCCTCTTTGACGTACCGGTGGCCGATGATGTTCTGCCGCTCGTTCGGCGTGAAGAAGTGGCACATCCCGCCACCGCCTCCACCATCCGCCGGCTCCCACGTCCCTTGGTACTTCGGCCCGACTTTGATGCCAAGCGACCCTTTCCACTTGAAGACCAGTTTATCGCCTTCGATGGGCACCCAGTCCGTCGGTTTGATCCCACGGCGACCGTCGAACTCCGAGACATCCCAGTCGTACAGGATTTGGGCACCCTGACGGCCGTACCAGATTCCATCGGACAGGGAGAAGTGCAGGGCTTCGAGGTCCGGCAGCATCTTGATACGACGCTCGGTCGCTTGGGCTGCCTTGACCTGATTCTGGTCGTCCACGTCGAACGCTTCGAGGTGCCACGGCAGGAGGGCCACCGCCCGCTTCCGGGTTTCGAGCGGCTCCATGATGACCGGGTCCAGCCGCATCGCGTAGGCGTTCGGTAAGGAATTCTGAACCGCCTCGTCGAACAGGTGGCCGTATTGCTGGTAGGCCCACCCGTACACCGCGTTGAAGGTATCCTCGTGCGGGATGACTAATCCGCCCTCTCCCGGCGGCAGGTCACTCATCGTGCGAACAATCGGGATGAAGGGCTTGTCAGTGTTCATACAAGATAATCCAGAAATTCTTTGCTACGGGGGTTGCCTGTCCGGCGGCAGATTGTAGAATAGGGGGACAAGGGAGGAATAGCAGATGCCGAAGTTCTCCAACGAGTTAGAACGGAAGCTGGAGTTGGCCCGGAGGTCGCTCAGAATTCCTGAACTGGGCCTGCCGGTCAAACGTCGCATCTGGAACGATGTCGCCGAACTGGCTTGCGACATCGAAGACAACGCTGCCTTCCAAGAAGCCTTCAACGTCCTATCCATGCTACCGGAGACCACCCGATGATGAGTGCCATCGAACAAGCGGCCCACAGCAGCCGAGCGGCCCACGACCTGCACAAGGAGCGGTGCCCGATCTGCTCCCGGTCGCTGACCTACATCGGAATGTGCCCGGAAGGCCAAGTGCTGGACCTCCAGAAGACTCAGGCGGCTGCCGAAGCCTTCGAGGAGAACCGTCGCCTCGGCCGGACGCTGTGGGTGAAAAACCCGCCGAAGCCGGAGTACATGATCTGACTTGGTTCCGTCCCAACAGCTACCCCATCCGGGGAGGGACTCACCGAGGCGAGCGGTCGTGACTGTTGGACG